GGTGAAATTGCTGAAATCTTACTTAGTGCTATCGGTGAAAAAGAGGTTGGTGAGTTATCTCAAAACTTTTTTGATATAAGTGATAAAGACGATAAAGTTACCTTTATAAGTTCCAATAGAATTCCCTGGGATGACTGGAATGAAGATGAAAGTCCGGCACTTCCCTATGAGATGCCCGGTAGGTCAGAATTAAAAGTAGGAAGAGCGATTAGATACATGCTAACACAACTTGGCGTAACTATCAGTGATAAAGATTTAGAAGATTTTGTAAATGCATTTAAAGCAACTACTGAGTCTGGTCTGCAATTTAAATTGGTCACCGGAGACGAAATTGCAAACTACTATAAATTAGAAAACTATTTTTCCAGTGGAGGCACATTAGGTGGATCTTGTATGAAATATGAAGGAAAAAAAACTTTCAAACTTTATACAGAAAATGAAACAAAAGTAAAACTACTTATTTTAATTGACGTAGATGGGAAAATTCACGGGAGAGCACTTGTTTGGAAGTTAAAAGAATCTCCTGCCCCTACAAAATTTTTAATGGACCGCGTTTATACAAATCGTGATTCTGATATCATAAAGTTTAGAAAATTTGCAGACGAAAATGATTGGATGTATAAAAAATATAATGTTTCTTATATCAATCAAAGTGTGCAGTTTATTTATAAAGGTTCTGAAGTAAACGGTGTTTGCACCGTAAAGGTTAAAGGTGATTTTTCAACATATCCTTATGTGGACACTATGGCTTTTTTGTCAAAAGACAAAGATGAATTGTCTAATGTTAGTCTAAAAAGGGGTTTCAAGTTAAAAGACGTTTGGGGTAAAAAAGAAAAGTGTGAATTCTGTAATGGCGACATTTTGGTTTCTTATCGTGGAAAAGAAGAGTTGTGTGATGATTGTTCTGACGGCCATTTAGAATTAAAGAAACTTGGAGTTGAGACTAAATGGAATAAAAGAGTTTAGTCGACTATCGACCTAAGTAGTTCATCAACTCTATCATGTTTTTTATTGAATACCCTAATGACTCTAAGTTTTTTGTGGTGTCTCTTAGAAATTCAATATATGACTCAATCAATTCCAAAATACGGTCGTTTTCGGCTAAATGACCATCAATAAGTATTCCTTTTTCTCCTAAGTTGGTTTTGATTCCAAATCCTGTTGCATAGAAAATAAATTTATCTTGTCGTAGCCTTTTGATTTTAGTCGTTTCTCGACTCCTTTTATTTAGAAAAAAATTAATTTGTTCACCAATTTGTTGTCTAAATGTAAGAGCTAAAGCCTGTGCTTCTAAGATTTTATTTGCTGATGTAGATTGTGTCAGGTCTATTTTAATAACAGAAAATAGGGGTTCGATTTGTTTGTTCCACTCAAGTCTTTTTTCATTAAAAAATTCTTCTAATTTATCATTAGTTTCTTTTGCTTTGGCAATTCTATCTAACTCTTCTTGGTTATAGGGTGTCATCTTGTTTAAATAATTTTAAAATTTGCAGATCTCTGTATAAGTTTTTATTAAAACATTTATTTAGAGAGTTATTAAATACTTCTAAAACTTTGTCTTCAATATTTTCTGATAATATCTCTTCTATTTTATTAGACCATTTGTCAAGTAGTGTATCGTTTTCTATAACTATCGGATTTTCTTCATCTTCTCTATAAACTTCAATGCATCTATTTCTACCATCAAAAATTATTTCCATCCTTTCTCGGTAAGGATAAGGTGTGTTTTTATCTGGTGCTGGATCAATTTCAAAAACTAAAAAATAACATCTAAAACCATATTTGATTTTTTTACTGATTTTTATTCGACTATCTGACCTGTTGTCAATTAAAAATTCAATAAATTTATCTACCTTTTCCATTTACACCATGATAGTTTTTTATTCTATCATAGATCTTTGTTTTTGTTTATCTCAAATGGATTTTAAAATTCCTGTTTCATAAAATTTATATATAACTAAAATCAATATTTTCTACATGTTAAAACGATTTCAAAACTTTATCTTAGAAGATCTCAGAGTTTCTGACCTAGACCCAGAATCTCTTAAAAAGTTGAAAGATAATTTTTTACATAGACTAACTGAATACAGAACCTATATTCTATCTAGTATCATCTACGATCAAGAAACCCAGCAGCTAAACTTTGGAGATTTAGAAAAAGTTGATATTCCGGTCATTATGCGTGAGTTAAATAATGAATTCACGCCGGAATTTGTGGAAGAGTTAAATGTTGAAACTTTTTTAAGAAAAGTAAATCAAATTCTTGAACTTAAAAATAGAAACACAAAACGTAAAATTAGAGAAACTTTTGATGAATATTACACCTCGGTAGAAGCAAGAGTGAATCTGCTTAGGGGTGGAAACTCCGGTCACTTTGATGAATTTGAAGGTGAGGGTTCGATAATTGGTAGAGAAAAATACGAGTCAGAAAAATATCAAATTCAAATTGAGTTGTTAAAACTTCAAGAGTGGGTTAAAAAAACCGGAAAGAAAATAGCAATTGTGTTTGAAGGAAGGGATGCCGCCGGTAAGGGTTCAACTATAAAGAGGTTTACAGAATATTTAGACCCAAAGGGCTTTAGAGTTGTTGCTTTGGGGATTCCAACAGAAGAAGAAAAAAATAACTGGTTTTCAAGATACGAAAAGCATCTACCAAATAGTGGTGAGATAGTTTTCTTTGATAGGAGTTGGTATAATAGAGCGGTTGTAGAACCTGCTATGGGATATTGCAGTGAAGACCAATATCAAGATTTTATGTCTAATGTTAACAAATGGGAAGAAAAAATAAACAGAAGCGGTGTTATTTTAATAAAATTATGGTTTTCTATTACTCAGGATAAACAAATTAAAAGGTTTGAGTTACGGCAACAATCGCCATTGAAATATTGGAAGTTTTCTCCAAACGACGCAAAGGTTTTAGATAAATTTGAGATTATTGGAAACTTCAAAAGGCAAATGTTTCAACAGACATCAACTACCAAAAATCCTTGGGTTGTGATAAATTCTAATGACAAGAAAATTGGCAGATTAAATGCTATGAGATATGTGCTTTCTGCTGTCAAGTATGATAATAAGAATGAAGAAGTGTGTAGATACTATCCTGAAGTAGTGAATATTTTAATATAAATTATTTAATATATAATAAAAAAAATAACAAAATGAAAATTATAAAAACTTTTGAAAATTATATGTCTCGAGAAGAGATGTGTAGCATGTTGTGTAGAAACGGTCACTCTATGAGCGACTTAGTAAACTGCTCTAATGCTGAATTATCAATGATGTGCCGAGAAATGGAAGACCAAATGATGCCACATTCTGAGAAAAAAAATAACGACTGGATTAAAGAAACTAAAATGAAGAAAGGTGCCCTGCATCGCCAATTGGGGTATGATATGGATGAAAAAATTCCTGATGGTATTCTAAAAAAGATTGTAAACGGGGAAGTTGGAACTAAAATTAAAGTAAAAGGTGAAGAGAAAACTATTACAGCTTTGATGAAAAAAAGAGCCAATTTGGCAAAAACGCTTAAGAGTTTGAAGGAACACCAAGAGACTCAAAACTATATGTTTTTTTCAAATTTAGAAACTATTAAAAGATTAGTGGATGAATTACTAGAAATGGATGAAGAGATGTTAGACCATATTTTAAGTGAGCATGACTGGGCTTCAGATCATATTTCTGTAGCAGCCGAAAACATTGAACATGTATTCAACTTCTTTGCAACACACGAAGATCCTCACCACCACAATCACAAAATGGATCATAACATGTCAGATGAAGACGATGAAATAGAAGATGGTGATCTAGAACCAGATGGCAACAGAATGAAAGAAGAAATTCAAAAAGAAAGCTTGAGGAGATTTAGAAATTTTAGATAATAATTTACATAGTAATAGAAATTTTTGAAAAACCCGAATGAAGTTTGGGTTTTTTTATATCTTCTTATCAAATAGGTAAAGCTGATATTTTGAATTTCCTTTAACATTTTTTATACTCTTAAGCACGTCACCGGTGATAGAATCTAAAACCTTAAATACTCCAACTTGAGTTCCGTCATCACTGAAGACCTTAACAGTGTTTCCTGGTTGACCCATTGCACCTAGCACGGCTATAAATTTATTTCCAAAAATGGAACGCAAAAACGAGATTCTAAGACCAGCCCTGTCTTTAACACTGGTTATATAAGCATTTTGAAAGGGATTCAATAAGTCGACTTCTGATTTTGTATCTTTGACTCTGATTGAAACAAACGTTCTTTCGGGAGTTCCCATTTCGACTTCTTCTCTATTTTGAATTTTATTTTGCTTGACTAGGTTTTGTTGATTTCTTCTAATTTCATTAAAATCGGCTTTTGCAATAATTCCGCCCCGCATTCCCCTGTCATTCATATTATACCCTGCCGGTGGTAATCTGTAAAATGACCCGGTAAAAGTTAGTGATAAAATTCTGTCTGTTCTAAATAATCTCCAGATTTTATTAATATGTCTTTTATTTGAGACTGACCAACCATTTAAATGCCAGCCCCTAAGTAAGTTTTTTCCTTTAGACGACTTTCCAAGAACCATAGGGTAAATAACTCGTTCGTGGCCAGCAAAATGGGTGTCTTCTTCGCCTTTATAATTAATAAGAAATATCATGCCATATTTAATGGCTTTTGATATAATGTCATCTGTGTATTTTATAGGACTATTTATTGGAATATTTGCAATTTCTTTTATATTTTTTAGGGAAAATCTTGGTATGTATTCGTTATCTTCAATTAAATCATAATTTTCTTTAATGACAAACTCGACTGGTTTTTTATTATAAAAATCTTTTAGTTGAGATAAATTCATTTCTTATATATTAAAATTGTCCGAGTGTAAAAGACATTTATGATTATTAATATATATGTTATGAAATGGATTAAAACTTTTGAAACATTCGAATTTGGAAATGTTGACTATAGTAAAACAGATTACCAGAATTTAATGTATTATCACTGTGATGATTGCGATAATAATTTCAGCGAGGCTAACGCCTCGTTAACTAACTGCCCGGATTGCAATTCAACAAATATAGAGGAGTTGAGTAAGGAAGAATTTGAATCTCTACAGGAGTCGGAGATTCAGGATATCCAAGAATCATTCGAATATCGAAAATTATTTTTGTAAAAATGATAAACAATCGAGAAATAGCTAATGAATACTATCAAAAGGTAAATCAATTAGTCGATGAGTATATCACAGACTGGGGAATAAAACCTTCTTCTTTGAAAAACTACCTCAATCCTGATGGGAAACGATTCAAACAATTTTTATCTAGAAATGGCATGAATGAAATTTCGGGTGCTGATAAAATTTTAAGAGACGTGATAGAAGATAGGTGCGCTATGGAATTAGATGGGGTGTTGACATTTGAAAGTTTTAATTTTAGACAAGATATCGACGGTAATATAAAATTTAATTTATTCAAGGGAATAGAAAATTCGGAGCTTGGTCATGAAAAAAGCATTTCCAATTATTTTGATATTGACCTAAGCGCAGTAGATATAGTAGACCCTAGCAAGCATTTATTTAAGATTATAGACTGGGATAGCAATGATTTATATGTTATTGTTTTTGACCAAGAAGATATGGATCTGATTAAGTTAAACTTAATGGAGTCGATATTGGCCAAAACAATCGAAGAAACTAAGGAGTTACTTCCGGGAATTAAAATAAAATTTTCTGATATAATTGACGAGGAAAAACTAAAAGAAAAACTCGAGAACGATCTTAGCGAGGAAATTATAACGTCTGTGCTGACAAAAGAATTCGGCGACGAGTGGGATTTTGTGGCAAAATCAGGCAACTATTATCTTTTTGTTTCTTAATTCATGAAACATCATGTTATAATATCTTATATTGAGGTTTCCATTTTTAATATATAATTTCAAAACTTATCTTTAAATGGCAATAATTAGCACATATTCTGTTTCTGGTTCTACTGTTTCAGTGAGTCATGAATTTTCGACCGTAGATGAGTTATTACTTGGTTTGTTAGATAATAATTCAGGGGCTATTGATGCTTTCAATGTTCGAGATGTCACTTATACTCTGTGGCAAAAAATTGATTCTTTTTCGGCGAGTTTGGCCGGATTGGGAAGTGCCTCTGTTACTTATAATTCTCCAACGCCGTCATATTACACTGGTAATGTTGGTGGTGTATCTCAGGGTTCTACTTTTAGTGGTACTATTCAACAACTTTTAGACCGTGTTTTTTACCCCTATGTTCGACCCGCACCTTCTATTTCTCCAATAGGTAGTGGTGTGTTGGAGTTTGGTTCTCCTTTGTCAGTTACTCTTAACTATAATGTGACTCTTGGGTCTGTAGCTCTTATCCCTGGTACATTGACTGTTGATTCTGTGGCAAAGTCGTTTCCTCCATACTCTGGGACGCACGTCTCGTCGGCTACTCATAGTCTCAGTCCAATTACAGCCTCAGAGAGCAATTCTTTTATAATTTCTGTTTCAGACGGTGTTAATGTTGTTACCGGAACACAAACTTTATATTGGCAAAATAAAATATATTGGGGGAAGATAAATCTTACTCCAATTGGAAATCCAAATCTAACACTTTATCCAGGCTCGGCTTCTTCTGTAGCCTCTTTATGTACTGATTCTGCTATATTATCACTTACTGGAGCAGGAGCCAATGGGGTTTTATATGGAGAAGAATTTTCAGTTAGTAAATCAAAAACCTATAAATCAATAAATGGAAATGGTCAGTATTTAATATTTGCATGGCCTTCGACAGTTCCTCAAGCAACCTCTCCTATATTCAAAGTTAATGGAGTTATTAATACGGCGTTTACTAAGGTTCGCACATCATCACCTTTTGTTAATTCACACGGTTTTAGTGGAACAGACTATGAGGTTTGGGTTACTAACACTGCATATAATTCACCAGTAGACGTTGAAATAATTTAATAAATAAGAATATGAGCTTAAACACAGGAACTTTAATAACCTCTTCAATAAGACCAGCAGATTCAAATGATAGAATTGCTACCGCTTATGCTTATGAAATAAAAGGAGGTTTGCATACTGTTAATTCAATCTCTGGTAGAAACAACATTATACAAGAGCGTCGCGAGTGGGGTATGTTAGTTTATGTCACTTCTCAAGATAAAACATATCAGTTAAAATATAATCTCGCTAATACTAATATTGTTGATAATTTGAACTGGACTCAGTTTAATGGCTCTGGGTCGGGTGGTAGTGGCGAATGGATTGATTCGGTTCTTTCTGTTCTAAATGCCGAACCACTCTCTCCGTCAAACGGAGATAGATACATTTTAGGGAACCTACCAACTGGTCCAAACTGGGGCAGTTTCTCATCAGGCTATGTAGTGGAGTGGAATTCTACACTTAGTCAGTGGGTTGGAACAACACCAACAGATGGTATGTCGGTAAGAGTTGATAACGAAGACAATTCTATTTACAGATATGAAACCTATGGTGGTTTATATCCTTTCCCTTTTGGAACCTGGAATAAAGAGTTAGTGGGTCAAAACAGAGATATCGTAGCCACTACCTCAAATGGGGCTACTTATTCGGCTAACTCATCTCCGATATTTGATAATTACACTAAGGATGTTCTTTTTTTCACAAAGTTCTCTGCTACAAACGTAGGAATGACGGCTTCCTTGAATGTTAATAACTTAGGACCAGTTATTATAAAAAAACCCTCTCAGAGTGGACTTGTTTCGCTAAATCCTTATGATATCGTTGCTAATGTAGTCTATAGTTTGGTTTACGATGGAACTTATTTTCAGTTAAATAGACCCTATAATAATGAAGACCTTTTTAATGTAAAATACTATGTAGATTCTTTTGACTATATCGTTGTGCCACCTCATTATCAGTATTGGGTTTACGCTGATTTAGAGATAGTTGGAACATTGGTTAATTATGGACAAGTTGTGATTGCTAATGGAAATTTAGTTATGAGTGGAGGGACCTTTTCTAACTTTGGGAGCTTGGCTCTAATTTCACTTACTACTGGAACTCCTTCTAACACGCAATTTGCAAACACTACTACAATTCAATTTACCCAATCTAATACAATCTTTGGACCTTCGGCTTCTGCACAGGTCATAGACGGCTCTCTAACTGCTTCTAAATTAAATACTGGATTAAATGGAGGTGCTACAGCGGGTTATCTGTTATCTAACGACGGGTCGGGAGATTTTCAATGGATAGACATAGATAATGGATTATCTCTTGATTCAGGCCGAATTATTTTAGGAGGCACTTTATCCCAAAATACTACAATAAATGCAAATGGATATGACTTAAATATTAATGACTTTTCTAACCTATCAATGACTGGATCTGTAGTCGATGTTCAATTAGATGGTGGTGTCTTTTTAGTTGATTCCAACTCTGGAAATATAGACTTATACGGAGATTCTATTGATTTAATAAGTTTTGATAGTCTAGATTTAACATCAAATAACAATTTTTCGATATCCTCGCAAACTGCCTCTATCACAGTTGGTAATCTGAGAGGTTTAGAATATACACAGGATTACACGGGAACTTTTGTTTCACAGTCTTTAATAACCAAATTCTATGTTGATTCTCAAATAGCGCTAATCGGAACTGGTGGCACCGGTATCAGTGGAACATCAGGAACTTCGGGTGTTTCTGGTTCGTCTGGGACTTCTGGAATAAATGGCACATCAGGAACTTCTGGAATAAATGGCACATCAGGAACTTCTGGAATAAGTGGAACTTCTGGAATAAATGGCACATCAGGAACTTCTGGAATAAATGGCACATCAGGAACTTCTGGAATAAGTGGAACTTCTGGAATAAGTGGCACATCAGGAACTTCTGGAATAAGTGGCACATCAGGAACTTCTGGAATAAATGGAACTTCCGGGGTGAATGGAACATCTGGAATAAGTGGAACTTCTGGAATAAGTGGCACATCAGGAACTTCTGGAATAAATGGAACATCTGGAATAAGTGGAACTTCTGGAATAAGTGGCACATCAGGAACTTCTGGAATAAATGGAACATCTGGAATAAATGGAACATCTGGAATAAGTGGAACTTCTGGAATAAATGGAACATCTGGAATAAATGGAACATCTGGAATAAGTGGAACTTCTGGAATAAATGGAACATCGGGAACTTCAGGAACTTCAGGTAACGGCACTTCGGGAGTAAGTGGAACCTCTGGAACTTCCGGTGTAAATGGCACATCAGGTTCTTCAGGAACATCTGGGGTTCCGATAGACGCTTATTACGGTCATTTCTTTGATACCACTGTTCAAAGTAATGCTGGCGCTACTGCTGCAAACGTGATATCATTCAACTCTACAGAATTCTCAAACGGTGTCTCAATTACAAACAACTCACAGGTTTTAATATCTAACGGTGGTACTTACGAGTTAACACTTGAGTTACAACTTACAAAACTGCTACCAGGTTTAGGTAATATAGAATTCTGGTTAGAAAAAAATGGAGTCGGTGTTACCTGGTCCAGATCCGAATTAACCGTTTCAAATGCTAACCAACAGAATATAACATCACTTAATTGGTTAGTTCAATGCAACTCAAATGACTACCTTGAGGTGTATTGGTCCTCTCAAAACATAAACTTCGTTTTATATACTTCAGGAACTCAATCTGGTCCCGCGAGACCGGAGAATCCATCTGCTTCACTACGAGTTTCACAAGTAACCTATCTACTACAAGGTACTACAAGCGGAACCTCGGGGTCTTCTGGATTATCGGGCACTTCTGGCACTTCCGCCACTTCAGGAACTTCTGGTTCATCAGGAACATCTGCTACATCCGGAACTTCTGGGATAGGCTCATCTGGCACCTCAGGTTCTTCTGGATTATCGGGTACTTCTGGACTTAGCGGGACATCAGGAACGTCAGGAACCTCGGGCACTTCAGGAACCTCAGGAACCTCTGCTACATCTGGAACTTCAGGGATAGGTTCATCTGGTACCTCCGGGACTTCAGGTATAGGAACATCTGGCACGTCAGGAACCTCTGGTTCTTCCGGAACGTCTTTTTCTGGAATTGACGGATATTGTGGAAGATTCTTCGATACAACTACCCAAACAAATGCAGGTGCTACCGCCGCTAATGTGATATCTTATAATTCAACCGAGTTTTCTAATGGTGTTTATATTAATAATAACACGGAAGTGACCTTAGTAAATGATGGAACATACCAGTTAGAAATAGTTTTACAACTTACAAAACTGCTACCAGGTTTAGGTAATATAGAATTCTGGTTAGAAAAAAATGGAGTCGGTGTTACCTGGTCCAGATCCGAATTAACCGTTTCAAATGCTAACCAACAGAATATAACATCACTTAATTGGTTAGTTCAATGCAACTCAAATGACTACCTTGAGGTGTATTGGTCCTCTCAAAACATAAACTTCGTTTTATATACTTCAGGAACTCAATCTAATCCCGCAAGACCGGAGAATCCATCAGTTTCTTTACAAGTTAGCCAGATAACACAATTGACAGGTTCCACCTCTGGCACTTCTGGTATTTCTGGCACTTCTGGTACTTCTGGCACTTCTGGTACTTCTGGCACTTCTGGTATTTCTGGCACTTCTGGTACTTCTGGTATTTCTGGCACTTCTGGTATTTCTGGCACTTCTGGTACTTCTGGTACTTCTGGTATTTCTGGCACTTCTGGTACTTCTGGCACTTCTGGTACTTCTGGGACTTCTGGCACCAACGGAACAAGTGGAACAAGTGCTTCTTTAAATTCTTCAACTCCCAATGTCGATACTTTGCATACCGTTGCTATGAGAACGATGTATTCTAGAACAAACTTAATTAACTATACTATTGGAGTTTCAAAAGATTTAATGGATGGTTTATCAAATTTTGGCACAAGAAACTTCCCACTTCAATTCTTTACTGATAGTATCAACTACAACGCTAAAATCATCCATTTTAGAGTCACTGGGAAATGGGGATCCGCTGATAATACTCCTACTGTCTCAATAACAACAAAATTTGGCACAGATACTCTTACTACCACCACAACTACGGGTGATCAATCAAATGGACATACAGCTGAAATTTTTGGGGAAATTTTTATAACTGCGGGAAACGCTTATTGTTGCTATTCGATAGGGTGGTGCTCAAATAGTGGTACATACTACAGATACGCGTTATCTGATGCATCAACACCAATTGATGTTACTTCGTTTACTGGTGGGGATTTCCAATTGATAATGGATAGCACAACGTCTAACGACTTCACCTCGCTTCTTGGCTACATTCAAATTTGGTCTTAGAAAAAATCAATATATTACTAAACACTAACTTTGTTTTTTTGTATAAGAGATAAAAAATGAAGGTCTTAATTATTACTCCGCATTTATCAACTGGAGGACAACCTCAGTATCTTCTAAAAAAATTAGAGACACTAAAAGATATACAATTTTCTGTGGTTGAGTGGACTGATATCACCGGCGGTAAGTATGTTGTTCAAAGAGATAGAATAAAAAACTTATTACAACAAAATTTTTACTCACTAAGTAGTCAAAAATCTGATGTTTTAAACATTATATCCTTGATAAATCCTGATGTAATCCACTTCGAAGAGATACCAGAGACATTTATAAATAGAGACATACTAAATTCAATATATGACCAAAACAGAACTTGGAAAATTGTTGTAACCACACACTCATCACAAACGGATTTTAAGACACTAACCTACTTAGCAGATAAATTCATATTAGTATCGGAGTGGTCATTAAAAAAGTTTAAGACTGAAGTTCAGGATATTGACGCTGAAGTTTGGGAATATCCAATACAACATATAGATTTTGATAAAAATTCCTTCAAAGAAAAACTCAACTTTAACCCTAAAATAAAACATGTGCTTAACGTTGGTCTATTTACTCCTGGTAAAAATCAATCTGAACTCATAGAACTGGCAAGATTATCCCAGATTAAAGAATTACCAATACAGTTTCACTTTGTTGGAAATCAAGCAGTCAACTTCAGTGAATATTGGCGACCGTTGATGCACCAATTACCAGGGAACTGCGTTATACACGGCGAGAGAAATGATGTCGATGACTTTTATAAAGCGGCTGATTTATTTTATTTCCCCTCTAATTTAGAGTTAAATCCGATTTCGGTTAAAGAAGCCCAAAGTTTTAAATTACCAATATTTCTAAAACAATTACCAACTTATAGTGAAAGTCTTATGGAACAAACAAATCAAATAACAACAGACCAACATCAAAATCTTACAAATATTTGTAACGTATTAGAAATCTAAAAAAATAAATAACTCATGTATAACAATATCCAAAAAAAAGACGACATAATAAGGCTTCCCAGTCCGTCTGTAAATATAAACTTTGTAGATGGTCCTTTTGTCGAGATAAATAATTTTCCTGATTCGGAATATTTTATTAACATGTTCAGTGGTGATATTCTTCTTTTTAGAACAAAAATATCAAACGGTATGTGGGCTAAGGCCAATAAAAAATACTTTGCGATATGGACTCTTAAGTTGGAGAATGCATCTGGTGAAGTAGTCTGGAGTTACAAACAAGATCTAACAGATAAAAAAATATTTATCAGTCTGGAATCAAAATCACTTGGAGACACAATAGCCTGGTTTCCATATGTCGAAGAGTTTAGAAAAAAACATAATTGTCAGGTGGTAGTTTCAACATTTTTGAACGAATTATTTAAATTAGACTACTCGTATATTGAATTTGTCAACCCTGGAGAAGTTGTTCATAATATTTATGCTCAGTATAGAATTGGTTGGTTTTATGACGGCGATGAACCGGACTTCAATAAAAATCCAAAAGATTTTAGAAAAACTTCACTTCAACAAACCGCATCTGATATTTTGGGTTTAGATCAACAAGAAATTAGACCGGTGTTAAATTTAAAACGTCCACAGAAACTTAAAAAAGTAGGAATCGGAATTCATTCCACCGCACAGGCTAAATATTGGAACAACCCCGACGGTTGGCAACAGGTAGTGGATTACTTAAATTCCTTAGGGTATGAAGTTGTTATTTACTCACGAGAAGAAGACGGTTATATGGGAAATAAGCAACCACTACGAGCAAAAAAATTCGCAGCTCAAAGTTTGGACCAATTGATATCTGACTTAGAAACTTGCCAATTTTTTATTGGTCTTGGATCAGGACTTAGTTGGTTAGCGTGGGCTTGTGATTTACCAGTCATTTTGATTTCAGGATTTAGCGACACTTACTCTGAAACCACCGATAAAACCCTTCGGGTGATAAATAAGTCGGTTTGTAATTCATGCTTTAATAGCCACCGACTAAATGCTTCTGATTGGAACTGGTGTCCAATTCACAAAGGCACACAAAGGCAATTTGAATGTACAAAGGCCATTACTTCTGATATGGTTATAGAACAGATTAACAAAATCATATATTGATTTTTAATATATATCTTACAAATACCATATAACTATGCGAATAAGTAAGATTAATGAGCTAAAAAGAGGAGCATTTGTTCCAATTAAATCATTTAGGTTACAAGACGACCTTAACCCTAAGTTATGGAACGACTTCGAGATTGATAACCTGGTAAGAAAGCAATTAATAACTATTGCAAAAGACTTTTATGAAGGATGCGATCTACAAGCCAAAATAAAAGATATTGTGCTTTGTGGTTCTCTTTGTAATTATAATTGGTCTGAAAAATATTCTGACTTTGATTTACATATAATTATTGACTTCATCGATGTTGATGATGAATATGAATTAGTAGAAAATTTATGTGATTTGGCAAAAAAAATGTGGAATACACTTCATCAGATTAAAATAAAAGGATATGATGTTGAGATTGCTATTCAAGATTCTGATGTTATGCTACAAGAAATCGAAGATGGAAAAATGGGTGGTGTTTTTTCACTAAAAAATAATAAATGGATAAAGATACCTGAAAAAATTGAATTCAAACCCAATGAACGAATGATAAAAGAAAAGTCCAAAGTACTAATGATGTTAATTGATGAAATTGAGGAAGACTCGAAAACCAAAGAATTCAGTCAATTAGAAAATAGAATAAAAAAGGTCTGGAACAAAATCAAAGATTATAGAAAAAGCGGACTTGAATCAGAAAGTGGTGAGTTCTCAATTGGTAATCTAATTTTTAAATTACTAAGAAGAAACGGTTATATAGACCGCTTTATGGAACTTAAAAGAAAATTATACGATAGTCAATTTAAATAAGATTATGGAGTTAAAAGTTAGTGAAGTTCAGGAAGTTTTCAGAGATATGTTTTCAGAAGACGAAGATGCTAGAGCCTCGTCGGTTGACATAGTTTATGAAGTTAGCTCAGACCAGAAATTTTACAAAATGGTGGTTTCTATACAGGGATTAGAAACTGAAGACGTTTCTATCATACATACAAAGTTTATATTTAAAGTTGATATAGATAAAAAGTTATTGATTGAAAATGACTTTATTTACCTTTTTGACATTAACTGTGTCTATCACAAAATTGAATTTAAAAATCTAATAAATCTTAAAGAAAAAGTGTTGGATATAATTAAATCTCGAGACTTTGGTGAAGATATACAGATATTATCTGACTTCGTTGAAGCACCTGCTATGTTTCTTAATTACTATATGAGAAGGGCAAAAATTACTGATTATTCTATTTTTGAAGTCCAATACCAACCTAAGTTTAAGACTACCCCGTGTGATAAAACTACTTTTGATTTTAAAATAAACATCAACAATAATTACGATGTAGAGTTGACTATTTGGAAAGTAGAACGAGGTGAAGAAGAAGAAGTTGATGCCTATAAATACCAATTTAAATTTATGGATGAGATAGTGACTTTTGAGACCGATACATTAAAGAACATGCACTATTTTATTGGAGACCATTTGGCGAAACTACTTGATAAAAAACTCAAGAATAAATAATGAAATATTTACACAAATTTTTACAACATTTAAATGAATCACAAGATATCAGCGACTTCTCTCAGGAGGAATTGGATGAGATGTTGATTCCTATTAAAGATTTAGATATAGAATATTCTTTCGAAGGTTTTAGAACAATTACTGAGGGTGAGTATCAAGCTGTTATAACAATTACACCTAAAAATTAATTTTGGGAACATCTCTTTTTTATATATAATCTTAAATTTTGACTAACCTAGATGGCTGATAATAACTTAGGATTAAACTCTCCTGTAGAAAATAAGGGTTTATTTAGTAGAATCCTTAGAACTCTTTCTAACTACGGTATGAACTACGACGACATGATTATTAGAAATCAAGTAGGTATAGGAATCAACGAAGATCCTTATTCAGCTCGTGGAAATTCAATGTATGATTTTTTTTCTCAGAGAGCTGTTGCTTCGGTTCTTAACAGGAAATCCATTCCTTACTTAGATAAAGCTTACGCTGATAAAAGAAGAATACTAAGAGAATATTCAATTAAAGATGAAATAAGAGACTTTGTCAGTTCTATCTCAGACGAGTCCATCGTTTATAACGACACACGAGACTTTTGCTCACCAAGGCCTCTACCAACTGATTATCCACAAGAAATTCAAGATAAGTATATAGAATATTTTGAAAAACTTTATAATAAGTATGGTTTTGCTGATAGTATCACAGCTTGGCAAATGATGAGAGATTTTTTAATAGACGGTTTTATCGCTGTTGAGTTTATTTATGACGATAAAAAGAAAAATATCTTAGGATTCAATAGATTACGACCTGAGACATTAGTACCGGCTTATGAGCCCAATGTTGGTCATCTTTGGATTCAGTTTCCAGAAGATCCCCAATTAAGAAGAATATTTTTAGATTCGCAAATAGTTTTTATATCTTACTCAACACAAAACGATTATTCTGAAACCTCTTATGTTGAGGGGTTAATCAAACCCTACAACCAACTTAAAATTCTTGAACAAACAAGAATTATGTATAATGTGATTAATGCCACTATCTATCAAAAATTTGTCATTCCAGTAAAAGGACTCTCGAGACAACGAGCCGAAGAACAAATTGGCCAGCTGATACAGGACTATTCTGAAGAAGTTGAATGGGATGATACTCTTGGAACTCTGTCAATCAACGGGTCAAAACACTTACCTTATAACAAGCAAGTTTGGTTTCCTGAAGGGGACGCTGGAACGCCTCAAATGGAATTAGTTGGTCCACAAGGACATGACTTAAATGAAGAAACAATGTTAAAATGGTTTCACCAGGCACTTAAAAGAGCTTCTAAAATTCCTCTTACAAGACTTGAGGCTGAAGGTGGTGGTGGAAACTTAATCACAGATGCTGCTGAAATGACCAGAGATGAAATTAAATTTCACAATTTCATTATGAGACTTAGAACAATATTTAAAGAACTGATAGTAAAACCACTGAAGCTACAGATGTTAATAGAATTTCCAGAGCTAAAGGATGATGAGATATTTCTAAATTCTGTTGATGTGATATTTTATACTAACCAAGTCTTTGAAGAGTGGAAGAAAATAAACACACTTGCAAAAAGAGCAGAGGCTATAACTACTTTAACTGGTATTATGAATGGAGAAAAACCTTACTTCCATATTGAGTGGATTATGGATAATGTGTTTAAGTTGACACCTGAAGAAAAAGCCGAAAACCAAAAATATTGGGCTAAAGATGCTTCTGGTGCTGGTTCAGCTGAAGCCGGCGCCGAAGCCGGTGCCGAAGCCGGTGCCGAAGCCGGTGCCGAAGCCGGTGCCGAAGCACCAACAGAGGAGGCTCCTGCTGCAGAAGAAGCCCCTGCTGATGAAGCAGGCGGTGGTGGAGAGTTTGAGTTCTGACGATTTTAGTGACGTTTTAGTATAGTATAATCTAATTCATTCAAACTTTTGATTCCCAATGCCAGGATTTTATCTAAAACTACGTCAGAGTTTAACCAATTTTTTCTGTAGTTTTTCATTAATCTTTTTATTTTTAGGGACACAGGGGAACCATTTGAGTTCTTGAATTTAGTATCAATTGGAAGGTCAAACAGAACGGACTCCGTTAAATCTAAAAAATCGAACTTAATAGAGTATCTATCATATAGTTCACAAATGATTCTAAAATCAGAATCATTTAGCGAAGCAAACAAACACTCATTGCCTAATTTATTGGTATACTCAATACAATCAATGTTTTTGAATAATTTCTCTACCTGTTCTGCCTCAACCAGAGTCATTTTAAGTACGATTTTATCAAACTGGGTTTGGGTGTGATTGGTTTCAAATTTGTAAAATTTCATGAAATATTTTTATTTACTAAAAAATAAAAGTTGACTAACTCTCCATCTACTATTTGTTGTAAAAGATCTGGTTTATTCTCGGATTCTATCATTTCTTTTAGAGTTTTTCCCCAAGTAGTGCTAAGTATATTTAAATTCACAACTAATGATTCTATAGAGTTTTTGGCCAGTATAAACTTCAAACTAGATATGATAGCCGCTGATTTCTGTAATAAAACTGTGTTGGTGAAAAGGGGGTTCTCATAAAATCCAACATAATAAACAGAAGAACTATTATCTAATTCTACCTCAAATTCTAACTTCGTTTGTGAATTAAGTAAAAAATTTAGGTTTATTTCCCTTTTAAATTTCGACCATTCGTCGAATTTAGAAAGAAATTTATTATAATTTTCAATTCTCAAATTTTCACAATTTATATAAAAGGGCACCTGATTGATCATTGGCGATTAATCGACTTTTTATATTTTTTTTCTGAGATCTTTGAAATATTATCAACCCCATATTTTTCCACCAAAGTTTTTTTCATTTTCTTCATTATCTTTAGATTTTGAATGGGATATTCGACACCTAAGTTTTTCTTGAGCGTGTTTTTTCTTTTATATTCTGAACATTTACGGCAGTAGTACTCCCCCCAATTATTATTATAACTTATATAGTTTTTGAAAATGACTTCTTTTTCAATAGCACAGCCATCACACTTACATAAAATCTTATAATGAGAACCCTTTGACAATAACTCGATTGGTATGATAAGGTTTTCGCCTATAAATACCTCATAACCTAAGTCTTCGTAATATGAAAAATTTGACTCAGTAATTCTCACTCCAATTTCGCGTGTTAAAATCATAAAAAATCCAGTAATTTTTTTTTATTTATTAAAATTAAAATAACCTCTGTGTTATAATTTACATGGCTTTTTATTCTCAAAGGTCTCCATTGAACTATAAAAAATCCACCTTTGTGAAATATAGCCAAAGAGGTATGAATATATAATATCGAACCACAAAAATAATTATTTTAAATGAAACCAGTATTAATAGTTGAAAATTCGACATCATCTCTTATCAGGGAAAATTCTTCTAAAAAAGAATACGTTATGGGTGGAACTTTTACAGAGTTCGGTATAAAAAATAGAAACGAAAGAATCTATACTGCTGATAAATTTTTACCTGCGCTTGATGAGTTGAAAGAGCGAATGAACACGCTTGGTGCAGTTTATGGTGAATTTGACCATCCGGATGTTTTTGATACATCACTTGCTAGAGCATCTCACATAATTGAAAAAGTTAATTATGTTAAACACTCAAATAAAGTAGAGGGTGAAATCAGATTACTTACCACCTACTGGGGTAGAGAAGCCAGAGCGTTAGTTGACGACGGATGTCCAGTTTTTGTTTCTTCCAGAGCGGCTGGGGTGACTGAATCAGATGGATCGGTCTCATTAAAAAAACTTTTTACTTACGACATAGTAGCTGACCCAGGATTTGCTTCGGCTAGAATGAGTGTCAAACCACTGAATGAATCTTTAGGATTTAGCAAAAATACCAACTTTAGGATATATGAAATGTCCGACGAGTCAAAAATAAATGAATTATTTAATATGAACACAAACGATTTTGTCACCAAAAAACAATTGACTGATTATTCACAATATCTAGTCAACGAGTTGGCTTCAACTAAAAAAGAAGTTAAAACTGCTTTATCAAAAGGTAATTTGACGCCAAGAAAAATGGAACAGTTATTAGAATACTACGAAGAATTAAATTCAACTAATTCACAAGTAGTTAAATACTTAGATTATTTAGCTGAAAAAATTCAAGTTGTAGTTAATGAAAATAAATCTCTTAAATCTACAACCCAAAAATTAGCTAGACACAACGACTATTTAGCGGAAAATCTTGAAAAAGCAATCAATTATACAGAGTATGTCGCAGAAAACCTAGACAAGAATATCGAGTATTCTGAGTACTTAGCAGAAAACTTAGACAGAAACATTTCTTATTCAGAATATGTTGCTGAAAACTTAGACAAAAACATTTCTTATTCGGAGTATATTGCTGAAAATTTAGATAAGAATATTTCTTACTCAGAATATTTAGCAGAAAACTTAGACAAAAACATTGCTTACTCTGAGTATATCGCAGAAAACTTAGACAAAAACATTGCTTACTCTGAGTATATCGCAGAACACTTAGACAAAAACATTGCTTACTCTGAGTATATCGCAGAACACTTAGACAAAAACATTGCTTATTCAGAATATATCGCAGAACATGTTGATAATTCAATCGCTTACTCTGAATACTTAGCGGAACACGTTGAAGGGAACATCGCTTACTCTGAGTACATCGCAGAACACTTAGATGACAACATTGCTTATTCTGAGTATATCGCTGAAAATCTAGATAAATCTATTTCCTACCAAGGTATGATTGTTGAAAAATTGAATTCGAAAACTGGGAGACTTTTTGAAAATGGCGGAATGAGCCATGAGTTTCCTTCTTTATCGGCTGCTGGTTTTGAAAATGTAGAAGAAGAAGAAGGTAAAGGACGAAATCACGGTTATGAGTATAATGGAATCCCGTCAAAAAACAAAGAGGCTTGGAAAAACAAAGACGAAGAAGATGAAGACAATGAAAGGGATTACTTGGTATCTGGAAAAGACGATTCTGAATTATCAGAATCTATAAATAAACTTATTGAAGAAGCTAAAAAACGAAAAGTTTCTGAATCGACTGATTTGAACTTCTTGAAGTTCTTAAACAAGTCACAAGTAGACAGTTTCTACGCACTATCTGACGAAGAACAAGAATCTGTTAAACTTCACATAAACGAAAGAAGTTATTTCTCTCAGAAAGAAGTTCTGAGTCTAATCGCGGAATCACTGTCAGCTAAAAATGAATCTCTTGAATCAAGAGTTATCAGATTGATGCCTGAAAACATTAAGCCAATCTGGGAACAGTTAACAGACTCAAGCAAAAAATCTATTCTTTCACAAGCTAGATTGTACCCTGCTGAAGTCCTAATGACTGAATCACAAGTTGAGCATTTCTGGTCTACTAGAAATCTCAAAAAAAACGAATCCTATACGAAACAATTAGTTTCTCATGAAATGTTAATCCAAGAAGAAAAAATTTCAGACAAAGAAGCTAAGGCTATCTTAGAAAGATTCAAAAACATTTAATCTAAAAGTCTCAATTGGGCTTCTATAGATAATAAAAAAAAATAAAAAAAATTATGTCACACATTAGAATAGACAAACAAAAAGCTATTAAGAAGTGGTCTCCAGTTTTGGAAAACATGGGAGTTGAAGGTGATAGAGTAGAATGGATGTCAGAATATGCTGAGTTCCACTCAATCAACGAGAATGCTTATGTAAACGCTTCTAACGTTACAGGTATGGGTGCTGTCCTTAACCCTGTAATCGGTGTTGGTAACCCAACAGGTACCATTCAAGGTGCTAACTGGACCGGAGCTGCTGGTTCAGGTGATGTAGGTCAAAACCTACTTCCAGTTGCGATGAAAATCGCAGCTCAAACAATCGGTCTTGACCTTGTTGCTGTTAAACCAACTCCTGGTCCAAAAATCGACCTTCTTTTTATCGACTTCCGTTATGATGACGCAAGATTAGGTGATGCAGATGAAAGACCACAAGTATTCAAATTGAATGCTACAAACATCAGCACTATTAAATCTGCAATGTTGACTGGTGCTGGTGCTTCTATCAACCAATCAACAGGAGGTTTACAAAATGGACCATTCTATTATTCAATTAACGGAACTGGTCAAAGTGGATTAAATGCAACTGCTTCTCAAACTATACCTGGAACAGCTTCTAAACAAGGTATCGTTGAGTTTTTAGGATTCTCAAGAATCGACGGATTCCCAATGTTTAGAGCTTTCAGACAGTTCAACACTGCTCACACTGCAGTTGGTTCTGCTGGATCTGTTTTCGCTTTCGACCAAAATAGAAACACCTTTACTGGAACGTCTTCTATGCTTTCTCAAATTACATCAGTTGCTGGTCAAAATACAATTAACCCATCAGTTGATTTAGTTTCGGCTCTTGAAGACCACATCCCTGGATTCTCTGCTAACTGGGCTCAGTATGGTTCAGGATTTAACGGACAGTATCCAATGGATAGAGGTGCTGATGATGATAGCTACCCAGGAGTTATCGGTCCTAAAATTTCTTCTAAAACTGTAGCAGTTGGTACTATCGAAGTATCTTCAGCACTTAGAAGAACCGAAATCGAAGATATCAAAGCTAACACAGGTATGGACATCGTTCAAAAAATGGAATCTATTCTTGTTAACGAATTGTCTCAAACAATTTCAAAACAAATCGTTGCTAAAGTCTTCGAATTAGGAACTTTGAACAGAACATCAGCTCCATTAAATGCTGGTGGTAATCCTATCTTCGACTTAGATACATCTTATGCTACATCTACAGGTCCTGGTGGTGAAACAACTCACGCTATTCAGCGTAAATTAATCACTAAGATTGTTCACGCTTCTAACTTCATCGCTACTGAAGGTCGTGTAGGTCCTGCTCAATACCTTATCACAAATGGAGGTCTTGCTGCTGCTCTTTCTGATATCGCTGGATATACTATTAACCCTGTTAAATCAAAAATGAATGCTTCTGGTCAATTATACCCAGTAGGTTCAATCGGTGATATTTCTATCTACGTTGACCCTTATATGAGATATAACGACAACAGAATCGTTTTAGGAAGAAAGAACAATCCTGATCAACCAGGTATCATCTTCGTTCCTTACTTGATGGCACAATCAATCTCTATCATCTCTGAGGCTACATTTGCTCCAAGAATGTTATTGAGATCAAGATATGCTGTAACAGAAGTTGGTTGGTTCCCACAAAAACAGTTTATGACTATCCAAGTTACTGACGCTGGTCAGTACTTGAACTAATAGTTCTACTACTTAAAACTTACAAAAAAGACCCATTAATGGGTCTTTTTTGTTTTTAAATAATTTAATATATAATCTATGAAAAAAATAAAGAAGTTTCATAACTTTTCAAAAAACCAAGTTTTAGAAAATTTAATATCAATTCAGTTAAAAGAATTACAAAAAAATAACGTTGATATTAAACATCAAAAAATTGTAGACGAATTTAATCCAAATAACATCTATGATGTTTATTGGGGTAGAAACAAAGAATCAAATCACTTTCTAACGTCAAAATTTTGTGGCACTAATGCTAATCCAATAGGTGGTGTCTACCCCAGTGAAAAAGATATTTGGTTGCATGCCGCTGGATTTCCTGGTAGCCACGTTCTTGTTAAGGCACTTAAAGATGACATAATACCAGAGTTTGTGTTAAAAAGAGCGGCAGAAATTGCTAAAAAAAATAGTAAAGCAAAAAGTCAAACAAACACCCCAATAGTGTGGTGTTATTCTAAAAATGTTTCAACTACACCAAACCAGGAAATTTTGACAAAAATAAGAGAATTATCTAACAAATCATTAAACGATGAAGATGTTGATTTTATTGAAAGTAATAAACCCGCAACAGGCAGGGCTTTCATAGACACTATTAACAGAAATATAATCTATATTTAAATTTAATATATACTCTATGAAATTATTCAAGTTCGGACAATTTTTCGAATCAGCAACACAATCTATCACCCCTAATGACAAAAACTTTGGCTTCGGCAAAGGGACACCACCAAGAATTGTGTATTCTGAAAAATTAGAAGAAATTCTTATTACAATGGAAGAAAATAATGAATACTTAGCCTTTGAAATGATGTGGCTGGGTGAACCTACTTCTAAATATTTTAATGGACTTGGAATTTCTTACGTTGATGTGTCGACTAAACCTTTTTGCTTTTTAGTGACTGTAGAAGACAAAAAATATGATATGAAAATTGGAAAATTTTTAAGATACTACTGGCCAAGCCTATTTACCGAAGCAGATATAAGAGATTTTATCACACTGTACAATGAAATCGCATATGAAGGAGACTCTGGTGAACAAATAAAGTCTGAAAAAATTGAAGTTCCAAATTTCTCTTTTACACCAAAAGATGTTCGTAGAACATTTATATCACTTACTACAAAAACATACCCACACTTTCCAGATTGTAGACATGAAAAAGAGGTGTTGCAGTTTTTACCAAGTGATCTTAAAAGAGATGAAATTGGAAATTACTACAAGATAGTTGGTCCGAGTAATCCACAAACTATGTTTACCTGTCACTTAGATACAGCAGATAGAGAGCAAGTTGATATAAACTTACTATCTGTCAGAGGTAGAGTTAGTGAAGAAGGATATTCTTTTAGGCTTATAAAAACTGGATCTGGTGATGAAATCATACATACAGATGGTAAGTCAATACTTGGAGCAGACGACAAAGCTGGCACAACGGTTATGTTATATATGATTGCAAATAATGTCCCAGGTTTATATTACTTTTTTATAGGCGAAGAAAGAGGAGGAATTGGCTCAAATGCTCTTTCTGGTATTTTTACCAGCGTTGATTACCTACAGAATATTAAAAGATGCGTTTCTTTTGATAGAAGGAGGACTACTTCGGTTATCACACATCAATTAGGTAGACAGTGCTGTTCTAACGAGTTTGGACAAGCTCTGGCTAAAGAATTCTCAAAAGGTGGAGTTAGTTTGTCACTCGATACTACCGGAGTCTACACTGATTCGGCGTCTTTTATGGACGATATTGCCGAATGCACCAACATATCAGTTGGATATTATAACGAACACAGAAATTCTGAGATGATAAATATAACATTCTTAGAAAAGTTAGCCATAGCTTCAACCAAAGTAGATTGGGACTCATTACCTACCGTTAGAAAAGTAGGTTTTAATCAAGAAATTTTAGCTAAATATAAAGACTTAATCAGTGAAATAAAAAATAGTAAATCAGTGCTCGAAGTAAAAGTGATTGGTGAGTTGGATAAAGTTTTTATTAGAATAGACTTAGAAGAACCAAATTTAGATTATGTATATATGGGTATTGCTAATATCCAGGATATTTTAACAAAATATAAATTGTCAGATGCTTGTTCATTCGACAAAACATACCTTAAAATAGAATTAAAATAATGAAAATTAAACAATTTAATACATTTATTAAAGAGGCTATTCGAAAAGATGACCTGAGTCACTTAAACGATGATCTACCTGCTAATAACCAAAATGACAAAGGTGGGTATGATTATGAAGACGATTCTACAAAAGATTATGGTTACTACGATGATTGGTATGATGAGAGCGATTTTGAGAAATTAGGTAAATCTTCCAATCCTAAGTTTAATTCAGATAACGATTACGATGATTACCCAGATTACGAAGAAGATGACAAAGACGATCTAGAAAACCTACACTCACTACTTAGACAAATGTTTAGAAACGCCGGATTAAAAGACGTCAGAGTGACATCAAAAAAACACGAAGAAATTATTATAGAATGCCATTTGCCAAAAACGACAACGCTTAAAGCCGTTATTTCGGCTTTAGATGTAGCTAACAAACTTAAAAAAGATGTTCTATCTGAATACGAGTGTGATTTTGATATTTGGCAAAGTGCTTCTACCGGGGTTCTTGTTTTTGAATTCTATATAGGTGATGAAAGCAATTCTAGCAGACTTCCTTTTTAACAACTTTTTTTGGTTTGTAATATATGATATATATATTGAAACACATTTGGGGATGTCATAGAATAGATTCGTAGTCAGGTGGTTTTTATGCAAGTGTCGGCTTGTTAAATATCCGACTAATAAATTAGATAACACTGTTGTAAATGGCAACACAAATCAAGTAGGAACTCGTGAAGATTTAGTAGCGGCCCTACAAAACAACCTGCTCAAAGTAGAAGAGCTACAATTTGCTTAATTGTAAAAAATCTACAACTGAACCAGACAGTAAATTTGGAACCGGTTTTTGTTAGTTTTTAGAAGTTTTTTCAAAAAAACCATCTATTTTGCCACTTTAGAAAAAGTGACTAAGCTTGTGAACGAATAGTTATTATCAACTAAAGAAGACACGTTGGGCAGTGCAACGTCATCTCCACCAATTAGAAAGTCCACCTAGAGTGGACTTTTACTTTTTACAATATATAATCTATATGTCAAAGATAACGAAATTTCAAGGTCGATATTACTTTCTTTCTAATTTCTACCCGTGTAAAATAGAACACCAAGGAATCATTTACCCATCTGTAGAGCACTTCTATGTTGCCCTAAAAGTAAACACTTTGCAATTTATAGATGGAAAATACTACACTGCTCCGGATTTACGAGAACTTATTTCAAAAATTCCACTAGCCCAAGATGTTAAAAAAATAGGACAAAGAGTCACACTCCGAACAGATTGGGGTGAAAAAAAATTAGATTTTATGAATTTAGCAATAACACAAAAGTTCTCTGATGAATCTTTAGCCGAACAACTAATTGACACTGTTGGTTTTGAATTAGTCGAAGAAAACTGGTGGCATGATAATTTTTGGGGAAATTGTAATTGTCTAAAATGCGGCAACACTGGTGAGAATAATTTAGGTAAAATTTTAATGAAAGTTAGATTAGAACTGATTAAAAAAACAAGACCCTCATTAGAAGACCAGTTGTAGCAAATTGTGGTCTACTCAAAAAAAGAAACAATATTAATTTTTAGAATATAAAATAAACCTTAACTAAATTTAAATAAAATGTGCGCTGTTATTTCTTATTTTGGAGGAAAGAGTTCTTCCGTTTTTCTTGACTTCATTAACAAAAAAATACCCAAAACAGGCGTCAAAAATTACCTCGAGCCGTTTTCGGGTTCTTTTGCTACCTACATGGACGATGATACATTAAATTTTGAAAATGTGGTTTATAACGATAAAAATAGACACCAAGTCAATCTAATGAAGTGTTGCGCTGAGCCAGAAAAGTTTTTATATGTTTTAGAAAAATTGAAACAAACAATTCTTAATACAACCGAAACGGATCCCCAAAAAAAATGGGATTTCTATAAATCTATCTATAGAAAGTATGTAGACAATGATTTTTTAGACAACAATGACTTTGAAATGGGTGACTTTAAAAGAGCTGCAATTTACGCATTTCTTATCACTTCAAGTTTTTCCAGTGTCTATCCACGAGGCGGTGGATTTACTGGGTATAAAAAAGATACGGATAAACTTAAATTAGAATCTTTAATATCTAAATTAAAGAAAAATAAATATACACAGAAACTACAATCTATCACCGAGTTCAACAATATTGATTTTCAAGAACTAATCTTAAAATGGGATAGCCCAGAAACTTACATTTATTTAGACCCTCCTTATGCTAGATTTGACGAATCAAAGGGCGAAGACGATGCTAAGAGGCTTTTCTGGTATGGGTCTGATGCAGAGGGTGTATTTGGACCTGCCTCACACAGAAGACTTTTAGAATTGATTAAGGGTATTGAAAGTAGATGGTCATTATCATACTATTATTTTCCACTCTTAGAAGAGTTATTACCGAAAGATAAATATCTTTGGTTTGAAAAAGAAGTCAACAGAAGCTCTGCAAACGGCGGTAACAATCATGAGTCAAAGGGTAAAGCTGAAAAAGGAGTGGAACTATTGATTCTAAATTATGATCCAATCACTGGTCAAAAATTATAAAAAAATACAAACTAAATATGAAAATTAATAGTGATGTTATACTGGGAAAGATTATCAGAGACACAGAAGTATATGTAGTTGAAGATAATAGATTTCTAAGTAATCTTTGTGTATCAAAGACAATTCTACACCCTGGTAAAGAAACTTCTGGTCATTCACACCCTGGATTAGAGGAAGTCTATTTCTTTAAAAGTGGAACGGGTATCATTCAGTTAGATGATGAAAAAATAGAAGTAAAATCTGAAGATATTATCCTAATACCAGATGGCGCTTTTCATAAGGTCTTTAATACTGGAAACCAAGATTTAGTTTTTGTGTGTGTTTTCCAATCATACGAGAGAACAAATTAATTATGCAATTTACCGACCACTTAGATAAAATACAGGAACTGGGATTCACAATAGAAATAGGTTGGAACCGTTGTTTTATAATTTCATACGAAAATGACGACTGGGGAACAAATCTTCATCAACCGTTTGGATTTAAAATACTTCATTGTAGTTATTTTTTAAGAGATGATTTAACATTTGAAGAATTAATTGAATGTTGTTGTGATTATTTTTATGGTTGGTATAATAGAAATTTGTCTATTCTTAAAGAATATGAATTCAATAACTCTGATGATGTTTATGACAAGTTGGTTGATTCTATACTGGGAGACATCACTAAACAAATTTATCGAGACAATATGATTGATTCAATCTTTGAATAGATTATCCCCATTTTTGAACACTTTTTCTAAATCTATCAATGTGACCTTTTAACACATCAAAACGATGTTTAAATTCTTTGTCAAAATTATATAAGTCTTCTATTGTTAACTTCATCATCTCATCACCTCTTCTCTCAGATTCAGAAGCTTGTTTCTTCCATATTTGAATTAATTTTTTAGGGTCATATTTAAACATTGGATGAGAAGAAAATAAAAAATTAGGTAAGTCATCAAACATGATACGGTGACAAGTAACAATTTGTGAAGAATTATAAAATTTCATACAGTGATTCATTCTAATTTTCTTTAGTTCATTCTGAACCATATCTGGCTTGACTTTGATAAAGTGATTTCCTTTTTTTTCCGCGTCTGACTCAAAATCTTTATCAGTAATGTATTTATCAAAAAATAAAATTCTAATCTCAAGAGGCATAAAATTCAAATTCATACAGTGAAAACCATAAGATTTTTTTTCTTCTACAACAAATACAGGTGACCATTTAATCCAGTTTGTATCATCTTTGTAATGTAGAAAATAAAATTTTCCCGGTATCATCAGTCTTACGGGAATTGCTTTTATTTGTTCAGTTGATTTGGTGTAAGATTTATAAAAATCTATTGAGTTTTCTTTGAAATAACTTACCGGGTCGTCAGAATTAACCAATTTATTTAGTTTAAATCTATCATATAATTCACCCATATAGCCAAGCATTATTTTATTTATATATAAAAATATGTTAAACGCTAAACCTAATAATTCAAACTATAACCAGGGCAATTATATTCCAAAGTTTAAAGAAAAAGTGCTGAAATTAAATTCACTTGGAGGCGTATTTTTTCGAAGCAGTTGGGAGAAAAAGATAATGACTTGGTTAGACCACAATGATAAAATATCTATTTGGGGCGCGGAATGTTTGAAAATTCCATACCAGATGACACACTTTGATAAAGGTGATACTAAAATAAAAGAACACTCGTACTATCCTGACTTTTATTATGAAATGAAAATTAATGAGACTCTAACAAAAAAGGTAGTAGTTGAAGTCAAACCTCAAAAAGAATATAACATGGTGTTAGCCCTGAATGAAGGTAGATTAGAGATTCCTGAAAACCGGGGAAAGAAACTCAAAAACTTTGAATACGATCTAAAAATGGCTTATAAAAATAAACAAAAATGGGACACTATGATTTCTTGGTGTCAAAAAAAAGGATTTGAGTTTATAATAATAACAGAAGACCACTTAAAAAAATTTAATTTATAACCCAAATAATAACAAAATTAAGAGCGCCAAATTCAACACTGGAATAAGTCTGTGATAACGTGAGTAAATTGATTTATTGGTGTAATAAATTGGAATACGCAGAAAACTTATTAGACCAAGATAAAGGTAGATATTGGAAATAGAAAACATGATACCAACCAACACCCAAATAAAAAAAACCGGCTTTGAAATATAATAAACTAAGTCCAATTTTTTACTGTAATCTCTGACCCTTATCGGTTCATCTAGTCTTTTATAATGGTAGATAAAATAAAAATTAGAGAAGATAAAAAGTAGTGAAATAAGATTAAACATTTTCGTAAACTTTAATATTTTTAAGATTTAATGAATTATTAAATTCAACTTCTGATATTCGCACACTTTTTTCTTTTTTCACAATCTCCCAAATCAAATCGCTGACAAAAACTTTTTCGTAAATGCCACAGGGTCTTTCATCATTGCTTTGTGACATCTTATCTAAAAAAAAATCTCTATCTGCTATAGTAAGATGCAAAGAACAGCCATCAGATTGTATGGAGTTATCTGTTAGTAATATTTCCCAAAGTTGAATATAAGATAGTTTCATATAATAATCAAAAAAATATATGGTTTTGATAAACATTTGTTTTGAAATTAATATATACTTTGTTATGAAATATAAATTGGAATATATCTGGCTTGACGGTTCAAATCCCCAAAAGCTCAGAAGCAAAACTAAAATTATCGAATCAAATTTTTTACAAAGCGGTGAAAAATTGTATAAAAATTCAAATAAACCGGATGACTACGAATTGTGGTCTTTTGATGGAAGTTCTACAAATCAGGCTAAAGCCGGCCGTGGAGAAAATACAGATTGTCTACTTAAACCGGTTTTTGTAGTTAATGATCCGTTTAGAGAATTTGGAGACAAACTAATACTTTGCGAGGTTTTGAACCCTGATGGTTCACCACATGTCTCAAATAATAGAAGAAGACTGGAAGAAAAATTAAATGAGTTAGAATTGCTCGAAACTGGTAAAAAAAACGACCTCCCCTGGTTTGGCTGGGAACAGGAATATACCCTCACTCACAAGCCACAGAGACCGTTTTCTGATGGCGTTGGAATCCCTCTCGGATTTGTAGAAGACGATCCAACTAAAACACCTAGACCACAGGGAGATTACTATTGTGGCATAGGAGCCGACACCGTCATCGGTAGAGAAATTGTTGAAAAACACATGAACATGTGCATGGAAATTGGACTCGATATTTCTGGAATAAATGCCGAAGTTTTACTTGGTCAGTGGGAATATCAAATTGGCCCGGTCACATCACTAAATGGCTCTGACCAACTTTGGATTTCACGATATATTTTACAGCGAGTGGCTGAGTTATACACCGTCAACGTTTCGTTACATCCTAAACCATTAAAAGGTGATTGGAACGGAACCGGATGTCATGTCAATTTCTCAACAAAAGAGATGAGAGAACAGGGTGGTTTTGAAGTAATTCAAGAGACTATGAAAAAACTAGAAAGACACCATTTAGACCACATTAATGTTTATGGCCTATTCAACGAAGAAAGATTAACTGGTCACCATGAAACTTCTGGAATCAACGATTTTAGTTTTGGCTATAGCACCCGTGATACCTCAATTCGAATACCCGCTCAGGCAACAATTCAAGGCCGGGGATATTTTGAAGATAGAAGACCAGCTTCTAACTGCGACCCTTACCTAGTCGCTCATAGAATGATAACCACTGTTTACTCCAACTAGATGTCTAATCTCTTAGAGATATTTAGTGCATTTTATCGCTTTTGGTGAGTTTATTTTCCTAAATTGAGTGTAGACCTTGTCCTTCATTAGATCCTTCAATAGAGAGCAGTTTTATTTGATTATCGCTGTCTCCTTTCTTTAGGTATATTTGGTTAAATCCCTTGGCCAAGCCGCGTTTAAATATCTCGGTGAAGTAGGCAAATGCGTTAGTCGATTTTTCTTCATTGAAATTATACCAGTTTTGAAACATATCTAACAGGCCCGATTGATAACAATCTAATTTGTCGTCATTTGACCAGTATCTCATTTTTTTTACAGTTTTCTTTGCTAGAAGCTCGAGCATTTTTTCTGCGTTTCTTGTTAATTTTCCTTGTGCTTTAGACACGATAATCTCTACGAAGAGATCTTTATTATTTAGATAAATGGCTTTGGGATTATTTTTTCGAATAAAAAATTAGAAAAGTATTTTTTATTTAGTTTTGATTTTAGAATTTTTTTGAATTTTCTCACTAAACGAATCATGTTAAAATCTAATATTTTTCATGTTATATACTTATGTCAAAAAAAAGTTTATTAAAATGAAAAAAACCCTCGTAAGAGGGTTTTCTAAGCTATGTACAATATTAAAGTGATGTTCTTTCTCTGTATTGAGTTTCTTTAATTGATAGTAATTCAATTTCTAAAACTTTAGCTCTTTTTTCTAAGTTTGACAGAGCGGTGTTTAAAACTTGTGATTCACCAATCAATCTAATTGAACTTTTGACCTTCTCAATATTGAAATTAACGTCTTCTAATTTAAGTGTAACTTCTCTTTCTTTATCTTCAAGTTTTCTCTTAACAACTAATTCTTTAGAAAGTTTGTCTTCAAAGAAATATGTTAAATCATAGTTCAGCTCATTTTTAGTTTCGTTAACTAGTTCCAAAGCCGACTCGTATTTAAAGAATGAATTGCCATATCTTTCATCACATCTGTATAAGTATACATTATTTCTATAGTTAAATGCAAAACACTCTAAAAACGGATTTATTAGGTTTGAAACTCTTTTGACTACATCTAATTCAACAAATTTATCTAAGTTTTCAGATACTGTTTGTAGCATTGGGTAGAAATTTTTGTTTACAATCGGAACAATAGGGGAAGAGAATAGAGACTCCAGAGTAGTTTCTTCGTTCAATTCATCATCGTTTACATAAAGTAAACCCTTTTTTGACACAGACATACCAAGTGTTAGATATTCTGAAATTCTGAAGTTTATCCTATCTTCAAAGATTGTCGCATAACTCATAGCTGTTTGTAGAGTTCGTAGTGTCATCAATTCTTCTTCATTTCCGGTGTTGTTTTCTAAAAGAGTTTTTTCAATAGAATTTTCAGTTAAAAGAAACCAAGAATCTTTAATCAATGCTATGTGGCCATCCTGGACCGTCTCTACGAGCGTGTATACCGACTCTGACTTACCACCACTTAGTAAATTTGATCTTTTCTCGGGAGATTTTGTTAAATTATGAACAAAAAGTTTGATTTCGGGAACCCAATCGTAAACGGCTAATTCATTCAGAACCTTTGATAGTCTATCTTGGTCGGAATCTAAATTAATTGTCTGTAAAATTACATTGATAGGTTGTCTATAGAGTTCACCTTGGTTTTTTGAGTTAATAACATTGTATAAATTCTTTAACTCATATAACAACTCGTAGTTTGACATGTCATTATTTAGCGATTCGAGTAAGAACTTTACAGACTTGTCATAAGTGTATGGTTTTAACTTTTCGTTCAATGAAATAACAATGTTTTTTTCTGAATGTTCATCACAAGCATTCATATGACCTTCCACAATTTGACAAATTTCTGATTGGTCTAATGTTAGACTCCTTTTGAAATTGAACAATTCTAATTTAAGATTCTTCATATTTTTTTAAAATATTTTTTTTAGTTTATTACTCTATATATTATTACCAAAAAGTCAATTTTTACCAATTTTGTTTAGTTAGGTAATAATAATTTTAGTTTACGCATTAGGATTTTTTGGCGGGTTTGGCCCACCTGATGGTGGAGTTGGTTTAGAGTTGGCATTTGGATTATTTAGTCTAGCATTTTTTTCACGAGCTTGTAGTATATTGTTGAACCACCTTGTTCTTTTAGGGGCTACTACAAAATAATCTGGATCATTAAAAAGACTTGGATTTCTTTCTTTTCTAGGAAAATCCTCCGGGAAAATTGAATTGATTGGTCGTGTGCCGCCGCCAGTTGTGCCTGTGCCTCCAGTTGCTCCACCTCCAGTTGTGCCTGTGCCTCCATTTGCTCCACCTCCATTGGTCCCGGTCATAGGTGGAAATGGATGTTCGTTGAATGGTGGTTCCAACTCTGAAGTAAGAACCCCATCGAAAGGGGGACCGACAGGAGAGGTTGCTCTTGCTGGCCACTGGCCAATTGGAAAAAATGTCGGCGGTTCCCCAGTGATCTCTTCAAAGGTTGATCCATCGCCGTAAAATCTAGGATACCCTTCCATGTTAACTCGATCTTTTCTCATTGCTGGGTAATAGGTATGAACTTCAAAGGTGGCTTTCAGAGTGATATTATTATCTGATGTAAGATTTTTTTCTCTGCCAATTGTAATTGTGCTCGTATCCGGCATCAATATTATAGCATCTATATTCATAAAATTATACTCAAAATACATATACTTATACATCCAAAGTGTGTCCATAATAGCTTGAGAACACTTAAATGTATCAACTTCTGAAGAGAGTAAAATTGTTAGATCATAATTTACTGTAATCGGAACGCTTCTAACCTTAGCCAGTACCTTTCTAATTTCAACTTCGTTCTCTACTACCATTCTAAGCCAAACATTCGGATTTGCAAATTCGTCAGACCTAATATTAAATCCTGTCATCGTCAAATGGCCTCTCGGAATAATATCAGTGTTTAATTCAACAAAACGATTTTCAGATACAATATCATCGCTAAATGAGTCTAGTAAAAACCTCTCATCTCCTGTTAACGAATAGTAAAAAGGCACGTTCACATTTACATCACCTGAGCTGAATCGATTCACCCATTTTATTTGACCTTCAAAAGTGTCCAATACACAAACAGTAAGGTCTCTAAAAAAAACATCTTCAAAATTAAACCTTTCACCAATCATTGAACTATATATAATTTCAGAGGTCTTCTAAATTTAACTTTTGTAATTTATTTGTATATAAACATTATGAGTTCAGTAAACCAGTTACTTTTATGGGAAAAATGGCGACCAAAAACGTTAGACGATATGGTTTTGCTGCCAAGAATTCGTGAGTATTTCACAAACGGCGTGCCGAATAATTTTATATTTTATGGCCACTATGGTACTGGTAAAACGACTTTAGCTCGAATTCTTATTGGTAAGTATGATAAAAGTAAACCACATCTTGAGTTAAATTCTTCACTATTTACATCAATAGATGTTTTAAGAAATAAAATTGACGATTTTTGCAAGTTCTCTTCTATTATGGACGCTGAATCAGATATGAAATATGTTTTTTTAGATGAGTTTGAAAGAGTGTCTGCTCAGTTTCAAGATGCCTTTAAGGCCTTCATCGAGAAATACAATAAAAATGTTCGATTTATAATAACCACTAATCACATTCATAAGATTTCCGATGGTATAAAGTCCAGAATTCCTCAGATTAATTTTGATTGTCTAAATGTCGAAGAAGAAAAATATATTCAACAACAAATTTTTTTAAGAATAAGAGATGTTATACTAATAGATGAAAATAAAACTTTACCAAAACAGGACATTGTCAATATTGTTAAAAAAAACTTCCCAGATTTAAGAAAAACATTAGTTCACTTACAGGATTTCTTGACAACTGGACACCAAGATTCTTTGGGCACCAGCGTGTCAAACCGATTAAAAGAAGAGTTATTCTCGGCCATATTCGACAATCAAAACGATTACGAAAAAATATACCATTTTGTTAACTCAAAATTTGGACCAGAAAAAATTGACGATATGTTAAATATTTTAGGAAAGCCTTTTATAGACCATGCTATTGAAAGAGGTGTCAAAATAGATAAACTATTCCAGTGTAATTTTATTGTCTCTGAATATCATCCAAAAATCGAAACTTCATTAGACCCAATAGTTCTGGCGATGAGTGTAATAGGAAAACTCCGAGAAGCAGTATCTGAGAGTTAGTATATTTATATATAACTTAATGGAATCAAGTTTTATAGATTTTTATATTAGATACAAAGGTCATCCTAAATTTCGAAACACCGAAATAATCGAAGATGATGTTGTTAGAGTAATTATTCAAAAGTGGGAAATGATTTTGTTCACTAACAAAGGAGACGTGTTGGCGAACCCTAACTTGGGTTCCGATTTAGTTGAGCTTCTACACGAAACAAGACTGTCAGCCGAGGCAATAGAATCAGACTTGATTGAACAAATACGAGAATTTATACCAGAAATAAATGATATAGAATATTCTGTGGTAGTTGACTTTTTTGAACATCCAGAAAAACATGAAGAATATATGACAATAGACTTTACAATCGCTGGATACGAGGTCAGTGCGGTGATAACATAATAAATTTAATAATATGGGTTTGCGGAATAAACAAAATCTTTGTTTATATTAATGTTAACCCCTAAAGATCTACCGCAAATCACTATATCTTCTAAACATTCATTATCAGCTCCACCTACGACTATTACTTCCTGATTAGTTAAGCCTTTAAATAGAATGTAAAGTTTTTTTGGGCAATGAAACCAATTGTGGTTGTTTCCGATGTAAACTATTATTGTGCCCTCTGTGGTGGGAAAAATATCTCCTTTTTTGAGTAATTTTTGATCTTCTAATTCTTTTATTTTTTCATGAATTTCTTTCTCTAAAATGTTGACATAGAAGTCTACATCCACATCATAATTATATCTTTTTTCTATTAAATCTACTTGATTCGGAAAATCGTAAATATCATCTAATTCATTTTGTACTGGGTTATCATGATATAGGTACGACCTGTCTACATTTTTCCCATTGATATGATTATCCCATATCTGATAGACACTTTTAAAATAAGAGCAATAATTATTTAACTCTTTCAAATATTGTTCAATATTCCAGTTTATACGATTATTTATGAAATATTTTTTAAATGATTTCTGAACATCTACTATGAGTAAAATATTTGTTTTATAGTTTTCGAATGTCTTTATCCACCTCATTTTTTAAGAGTATTTTTTAAACTTTTGACCAGTTGTAAATAAATGTTCCTCAGATCTATCTAAATTTATCGTGTTTAGTGGAAAAAAATCTTGATATCTTCTCTTAGCTGATTCAATGTTAACACAGCCAACTATTTCGCCATCCTGGATAGATATCGAGTCTAATGTGCAGTGTTTATGTTCGAAATCTTTGCTAATAACTACCGGTATCTCGGGTTTTGAAAAAATATTTTGACCGGTAAATTCTGTTAAATTAATTTCTTCTCCATTCCACTTGAACTTACCGCCTAAATCCGTCCATATTTTGTAGAGATTACACTCGCCTTTACGTCTATTTTCAATAAGTTCTATAGCATCAAGAAAAGCTTCAAAAAGTTTTATTTTTCTCATAATTTATATATTATTTTTAAAAATAAAACAATAAGAAAAAAAATGAATCAGATCATTTAATTAATCCAATACTTCATCTAAAATTATTTTGGAAGTTCTTCATTGCCTTGAGCCTGTGCTTGACCTTGTCCTTGAGTCTGTGCTTGACCTTGTCCTTGAGTCTGTGCTTGACCTTGTCCTTGAGTCTTTGCTTGACCTTGTGCTTGAGCTTGAACTTTAGGCTCTTCAAATTGACCCTGGCCTTGGGATTGACCTTGTCCTTGACCCTGTCCTTGAGTCTTTTGACCTTGACCTTGAGTTTGACCTTGACCTTGAGTTTGACCTTGACCTTGAGTTTGACCTTGACCTTGAGTTTGACCTTGACCTTGAGTTTGACCTTGACCTTGAGTTTGACCTTGACCTTGAGTTTGCGCCTGACCTTGAGCTTGACCTTGACCTTGTTTTTGACCCTGTCCTTGTGCTTGTTTTTGACCCTGTCCTTGTGCTTGACCTTGTCCTTGAGCACCTCCCATCAAAATGTGGGCTGGAATTTTATCAACATCTAAATTATTCATGTTTATATACTTAATAATCTCCTCAGCTATGTCGACATCTCCAAAGAATTGACGAAGATTTTTTCCAGTGGTATCTTTCACTTTTTTAACATAAGCATTAATCAAAGACTGTGGTATATCAACCATGGTTTTTACTTTATATACATCATTCACTTCGATAACAGATTCTTTGATTATTTCTTCTCTGTTTTTTCTGATACGATAACTTTCAAATGTTCTAATGTGTTTCATTCTCTATTTGTAATTTTTTTATGTTTTATATATTAAATAAAAAAACCAATTTTATTTCAATGCAAAAAACAGAAAAGTAGTAGCTAAAACTCCAAGTATACCAGCCCCATAGGTTATATTTCTTTTCCTTTTAACGGTTTTTAGTTCATCTTTTAGTGTCAATATTTGATCCTCTTTTAGTTTTATTTGAGAATCACAGTCTTTACTGTTTGTTTCGCAATTGGAAATCTGTTGTTTTAAATTTTCAATTTGAGAATTTTTATCCACTATTTGACTCTTTAACAGATCGGAACCTGAGTTAAGTAGTTTATTTTGGTTTTCAAGTTCATTAATGACTTTGATATATTTTAGGTTCAAACTATCACATTCTGTTCCTGCTTTTTCTAATAATTTGATAATTTCTAGGTTATTGTCTATTTTCTGAGCCTGTTCATAAGAAAAAATAACAATTTTTTTCCCAGTGGAGTCGGTCGATAATTTTGGGTAAACGTTTTGGCTAAAAGAGACAAAACTAAAAAGTATTAAAACTATTGTAAATATCTTTCTCATATTATTTTAATTTTTCTTTTAATGATTCAATTAGATTATCCCCTTCCCTATTAATTGGATTTTTCTTTAAGTCTTCAACTCTTTTTCTAGTCTTTGTTAATTCAGTTTTCATATCACTGAGATCTTTTTTAGATTGAGACAAATCGATTTTAGCTTGGGATAATTGATATTCTATTGATTGAATTCTTGAATCCCTTTGGTCAATTTTATTTTGATAATCATTGAAATTATCTTTTAACATGATATTTACTTGATCCAATGAATCTCTACTTTTTTGGAGATTTTTATATTCCGTTTTGAGCCTTTTAAGTTCTCTTTTAGAAGCCGAATCACTACCTTTGAGATACCACATTGAAAAGAAAACAATGCAAAACAGAAGTAATAATAAAATTAAACCGGTCTTTAAATCAATTTTTACAGACATAAAACTTTCTTTTTTTATTATATATAGAAAAAAGATTCTCTTTTTAAATAAAAATTTATATGAACTATAGACGACTGGTTTCTTTTGATTTCGATGATACTCTTTGCCTTACTCCAACGGAAGAAAGTGGACGAAGAATATGGAGAGAAAAAATGATTACTCGATATCCGAATAATCCAGAAAAGTGGAACTGGCCATACACCGGTTGGTGGTCTAAGCCTGAAAGCCTGGATTTATCGGTGTTTGATATACCGGTAAATGAATGGGTTTATCAGAAATATCTAGAGGAAGTTTCAAAAGATTCTACTTATCTAATTATGGCGACTGGTAGAATTGAACCCTTAAGAAAACAAGTTCAGTTAATTTTAGACAGTCATAATTTGTCTTTTGATGAAATTTATCTTAACTTTGGCACAGATACGTTTTTATTTAAAACACGCCTTTTTGAAAACCTAATAGAAAGGATTAAACCCGAAATATTTGTGATGTATGACGATAGAGAGGCACATTTGCCCAGGTTTGAAGAGTGGGCTTTATCTCAAAATTGCCAAGTTACTATTGTTGACGTGGTCTCTAAAATAACTAAAACTTTTAATAACTAAAATATATAAAAAAAGCATGGAAACGATCACAAAAAAGAAATCACAGAGTAAAGTAGACGAGATACTTTCTAAGCCTTATCGATTGGTTTTACACAATGATGACTACAATACCTTTGACCACGTTATTAATTGTCTGGTAAAACACTGCGGACACGAATATGAACAGGCTAATCAATGTGCCCATATTGTACATTTTAAAGGTAAGTGCGACGTAAAATATGGAGACTTTGATACAATTTCAGAAATGAAGTCTAAATTAAGAAATAGTGGTCTTTCTGCGACTATGGAAGCTAATTCTTAATCCCTTTTAAACCAGTTATTTATATTTGGGTTACTCATAGATTTTTTTAATCTAATTTCATTTTTAGTCTCTATAAATGTTGAATAATCAACGCCTTCTACAAAGTCAATTTTTTTCAGAATTTCATTAATGTGGTCTAATGTTTCTCTATCTAAATTTTTTGATGCCCATTCATCAACGATTTCTCTAAACTCTGGTTTTTTGAACACCGAAGTTGAGTTGACTATCGTCATAACACAATCATCATGACCGTGATCTGCTGCATATCTTGTATTTCCAGCAGTGGTTGTGTGCTTGACAAAAGTTGTTATTTCTCTAATAGTGTCTTCGTTGTTTATATAAAATGATTTTGACAACATAAGGTCCTGATAGTCTTTGACTAAAATATTTTTATTCTCACCGACTTTGAGACCTACTTTTTCTTCATTTGAATCAATTCTGTGTTTATATCTCATAAAAATTGAAGAACCGTAATCATTATTTCCTTCAAAGACGTGGGGCATTTCTGCAAGCAGCGTATTGCCATAGTTGTTTAACTCTAAAACAATTTTGACATTTTCTGGATTAAAAAATTCGAAGGCTAGTAGATAAAGAAGTTCTGCTACTTGTTTTATTGAAATAATATTGCTTCGATAAATTCCAATTTGTTCTAATCTAAAAAAATCAACAATCGATTCGTATTTAGCCTTTTGAAGTTCTATTAAATCCGTTGGTTTTACGCCAACTTTGAAAATGTTAATTACGGAGTAATCCTGACCTAGGCCTTCGGCTAAGTCAACAGATATTACAATTTTGTAACCCTTTCTTTTTATTGGTATGTAAATTTCTTCATCATCTATCCATTTTAAGTCTGAATAATCAAACTTAATCCTCTCAAATTCAGCAATCTCCTCAAAAATATAATTTTTCTTACTCCTCAATAGATCATCAATAATGGATTCATTTAATAAGGATTTAGATTCGTTTATAAACCTTAGACCATATTCCTGATTAAAGGCGTCTTCGCCCCCAATATCCTTGATAGCTTCTTCTTTCCAGGTAGTGACTTCTGAAATTGACCTAATTGAAATTTCTCTGTTCTCGGTCTTTATCATAGTTGATTTTACTTCGTCGTCAGAGCAGTGCTCATTGTTGTAGACACAAATGATGTCTTTTTGTAGGTCAGAATTCCAAATCATTTCTACTTTTGTCCGCATTTCAAATTTTTCCCTACATTGTTCTAACACATCTTCTTTTGTTAATTTGTTATCCCATAGTTTATGTGAATTTAATCTAATGTAGGTAACGAATCTTCCAGGAACTTGGTACCAATAAACCCGCATTGGTTTATAGTTGTTTTTTTGCGGATCACCTTCTGGTCTTTCAGCATCTGTAAGTAGCCTGTGAAATAGATTCATTCCATTTGGAGTTGATGTTATAATTATTTTTGAGTTCTGAACTGCTGCTGTAGTTGGAAAAGCTGCCGTATAGTATGGTTCAATGATATTTGATGGAATATGGGCAAACTCATCCAGATAGAGCACGTCAATGGTAAAACCAATCGCTGGTGTTTTTGTTCTAGCTGAAGTTTTGATACGACAACCGTTTTCAAAAGTTAAAGATTTTTGATTCCAAGTTTTGACACCGGGTTTTAGAAAAAATGGCAGTAGTGAATAAATTGATTTGATTTTATCAACAATCTCGACAGCTGTGTCACCTTTGTTTGCAACTATCATAATGTTTTTGTCATTATCAAATAGTATTTTATGTAACATGAAAATTGCCGATGAGATTGTATTGTGTGAAAGTATGCCATTTGTGTAAAATCTGTGGTTTTGATGATTAACGGTTGCATCAAACATAGATGATTTAAAGTTATCCTGCTTTAAAGATATTACTCTTTGTAATCCTGACTCTGTTTGTATTATGTCATCCAGCACCAAATCTTTTACAAATACTTCATTATAGTCCTTATCAAAGACTATATGATTATCAGCACATGACAATTCATAACCATCTGTTTTAAGAACATAGTGCCTATATGGTTGGGTTATATGCAAATCTGTTAATTTTTCATATCCTGCATCAGTTCTAACTTTAAACCCGAAAACATTAATAGAATTTAGTATTTTTTTATTGATGTCATTTTCGTCTAGTGAAGAATTTCTCAGTTCTACTCTTTCAATAAAAGTTATTAAAAACTTTATTATCCTTATTAAAACAGATTTAATCATATTTTATATATAGATTATGTTATCTTCTGAATACACAACCATATTGTTTAGAGATTTTCTAATCTGTATAGATAGTCATATAACTTAATCTTAATTTTTTCTAAAATTGTAAGCTTTCTTTCTTTGGAAATCATTGAATAATAGAGCTTTCCTATTCTAACATCGTATTGGATATCATTTTTTTCAATCGATATTATTGTGTTAAAAGAAAAGCATTTTCCAACTTGCCGACTCGCCATTATTATATTAAATCGACTATTTACCAAATTATCAAGTATTTCATTTTGATAATCCCTGAGACTTATGTTACCAATTGAACCATCTTCTCTTTTCACTTTGCAGTATTTTTCTACAAAGTAGTGTATATCCAAAGCACAATTTATATACTCCTGTTGTTCATCTTGTGTCATCTTAAAGGCCACACCCGCTCTTCTTACACCCACTTCACTTTTTAACCAGGGATTTTGATATCTTTTAATGACAATACCATCATTAATCTTATCTGTCGATTCATTCACGACATTGGTGGTAAATATCATTTGCCTTTCTAATTCTTCACCTTGTTTTGCCATCACGGAGACTTTATTTTTAATATATATTGTAAAAAACCGCCTCCATGTCTAAGTCCGAAAATGAAAGAAATAGATTACAAGATGAATTCGAACAGATTCAGTCTGAGGGGACCGACTTTGATATTTCAAAACACCTAGCAAAACCGGAAGACCTTCCTAATTTAGGAGAAATCGAAATCTATGACTACGATTCTGACTTAACTACTTCTTCTCAACAATCAATGGGTGTTTTAGAGTCCTTAGTAGATCTTTATCTAAGTGATATACCACAATTGAAAGACCACCCCTACATTAAAAACAAAATGAAAGAAGATGCTATGGTTTATGCCGAGGCAATATTTTTAACTAAAATGACTAGAAAAAACTTCTTATCACAGCTTAGGCAAATAGACAACGGTGATAATTCAGCTAGAATGCACGAGGTAGTCAATCAAACTATTGGTCAAATACGAGAAAATGCTAAATTCCTTTCGGGTCAAAGAACTGATTTGGAAAAGTTTTATAAAACGCTAAGAAAGGATATGGGATATAACGAAATTGAAAATCCTGATATAAAAACAGATGATGTTGGTGGTCAGTCGGTTAAAGATGGTGTGATAACAAGTAACAGGGATCTAAATGAGTTGATAAAAAAGGCTATGTTAAATAAAGACAGTGATAAACGGGGTTAGTCTCTCCACTTAAAACTCTCAAAAGATTTTACTAAATTATATAGGCTAATTTTTGTCTCAAACTTTACAAAGGGGTTACTTAAATTGTAGGTTACAAAGTTTGAAAGTAATTTTATTTCTGAGTTATCAACTTTGGTCTTAATTTCATCTTTAATCGAATCGGTTGAATTATCATAAAGAATTTTTAGTAGATTATTTATACTTTTTGAAAAATCAATTGATTTGGAGTCGCTATCATAATAGGTGATGTTTTTATACTGCTGAATTTGATTGTCTGTAAATTTATCATCATCGGTTTTGTATCCAACTAAGTGTTGTATCAAAAGTTTGTTCTTAGATTGCACTATTTTATCTTCATCTCTATTGAAAAAAGTTTCCGATAAGGCATAGTGTCCAAATAACTCTACACCAATTGATTCTAAGTAACTTTTCACCTTTTGTATAATTTTTTCGTAGTTTCTAAGTGTATTTTTTGAACAAAGTAGATAAATATGACCGGTGTAATTTTTACAATCGATTAGGTGCTCTTTAAAGATATGATATTCTAAACTATCAATTATTTCTGGGTCATTAAATTCTTTCATTGAAAAAGCAAGGGCAGTTATATCAACCGAGTTTTTTTTACAAGCTGATTTTATTAGATTATAAGTCTCTTCGCTAATCCATTGATTCTTGCCTGATATGTTAAGCTCTACACCTTTGGTTTTGAAAATTCCAGTTTGTATCAAATTAAATTCAGATTCGCTAAGTTTGATTAAAGGTCTATTGGGATATTTTTTTGAAACAACCCAAACCTTGCTTTCTACTTTTATTATAGAATCAATATCAAAAAAAAGAGCATTCATTGTCTATAGTTTGTAACTTTGTATTTAATTTGGTGATATCTCATGTTTGGGTAATCTTTTGGGTATTCTCTATCAATCCATTCAACGCCACCACTCAATTCTGAGTTGAAACTATTACATTTTTTACACACCTGTGGCGGGACTTTTGATTCTCCTTCGTCGATCATGTCATTTTCTGTATAGAAAAACGTAGCTTTACACCAAGGATTTCTACAAACCGTTGATAAATTCTCCATAATTTAATATATATTAATTAAATTTCTAGAGTATTAGTAAATAATTTCTTTACTTAATGCCCAATCATATAGAATTGGTAAATTAGTATATTGAGTAAATCCTTCTTTGATATCGGATAGTTTTTTAGAATTTCTGATAATTTTTAATATTAAAAGACCAAACTCCTGTTGAAAATCCAAATGGCACTCGCACCACGGAATTTTATAATTGTTCATAGTTTTCCACTCTGTTGGGCCACCGGTGAGCCAGTATAGCGTCTTAGCTGGTATGATATCACTGTTTCGGTTTTGTATCTCTAAATCCCAGATTTTCTGGTCTGACTCTCCATAAAACATTAAAATCGCAACGCCTTCGCCTAAGTCATTTGTTATTTCTGAACCAATTTCAAAGACATAACCATCTGTTGTTTGGTTAATAGTGGTTTTTGTATTTTGATAGAGAATCGTGTGACATTCATCGGTCAATAATTTTTTTCGTTTCATAGTGAATAAATTATTTTTTGGACCGTTGATTGGGTTATGTTTATTTTCTTTTTAACGTAAATACGTTTTTTGATATTTCAATTTTCTGATAAATATCATCATCGAATAAACCATCACCCCAAATACCATTTATCCAGTTACCCCTAAAGTCACCGTTTAAGAAAATACCGAAGTTCCAATCGCCGGTTAAGTATAGTCCAGAATGCCAGATAACTGTATTCTTTTCAATCTCAATACATGCTCCTTCACATTCTGAATCAATAAGCCAATAAAGTTCTAGTTTTCTGAGTACGTCTAAAATATCTTTTTTTGATTTTAGTGCCTTTTTATTAAAGACCAGTTCTGAAATACCCATTACATAGTAATAATTTTATATGATATATATACAAAAAAAATTCATTAAAAAAAACAAACTTTGGATTTTTCTTAAATTTTTTAGAAATTGGCATTAATTTTTTTTTATTTAAAATTCAACTATATTTTTTTTAATATATAAAAAAAATTTTATAATATTTTACCATGAAATACCTTAAAAAAAGAGATGACTATCTACAAAATTCACACGAAAGAAGACAATTTGAATCTTATAAAAAAACGCAACATTTAAACGAGGCATTTAAAAATGAAATTACTTGGGGTGATTCACTTTTGGGTAAATTAGTTAATTGGGTGGTTAGAAAGATTGGCATTGGGGCAAAAATGACAAAAATGCCTTTTGTTATAAATTCACTTAAAGAACAATTTGATAATTTGATAGGTGAAGGATCGTATTATGATTTGCCTGAAAAACAGAAAACTCAGATTAGTAACATTCAAATTTCCGAGGTTTTAAAAAGTTTAGCAAATGCGGTTGAAGAAGAAGAAAAAGTCGATGTATTAAAACAGATGACCGCCGACACTACCTCTCAGATAGAGAGTCTGAGAGTGGAAAAAGAGTCAGAGGAAAAAAAGAAAGAGATAATCGAAAAACTAAAGAAGTTTTTAGAATTTCTTAATCAATTCAAAGATTCAGATGGTGAAAAATCAGAAAAATCACTTAGTTCATATTGTGAGCTTATGATAAAGAATTTAAGCTCACTTTCTCTAGTCTTATTGAACTACAAAAAGGTCAAAATTGGAACTACACCAACTCAACTATCTTCTCAACAGGGAATCGCACATGAATTAAAGGGTGGTGAGACAATAGAAACACTTCTATTGAATAAGGAGGTAAATAAATCTGGTCTTACATTGGATGATATCATAGAACAAAACAAAATAGCACTACAACCCTATATTACTCAGGCTGCGAAGGATAAAATTCCGATATCAAAGATGACCTTACGTAAGGGTCTTAAACTTAATTTTGTGAAACTAAAAAAAGAAAGTTTTATTTTTGAATCAGAGAGAAATCAGACAAGTTCCGGTGAATCCCATGCGAATCAGGCTTTTGCTAAGCTAAAAACATCAATTCAAATTCTTGAAAGTCCTAAAGAAAAAGGAATAGCGGTGACCAATACCTTCTTAAATGAAATTTTGTCTAAAAAAGACGATGACGAATCGAAAAAAGTGATAGTGAGTCTTTATAGAGAAATTCTTAGATATTTAGTTGGTGACAAAAAGGCAACACTAAACGCGCCAACAGATCCCTTATATAAAGAAAGTATCGAAATCATATCAGACAAAAATAAGAAGATTGTAGTTGCTGAAAAAATAGCAAGATTTTGTAGAAGAGCTCTGCAATTTGATGGTGAAGGTCTTTATGGTAGCTATGGAGACTTGTCTACACCTCTTAAAGATTTTGTTGAAAGTCTAAAAATGCTAATGAAAGTTGAACCATCACAACTTAACCCGGAAAAGAAACAGGAATCAATTTTATTTAAATACGACAGATTTGTAAAACTAATAAAAGAGGCAGATGGGAATGAAGAGGGTGGAGAGTCTGTTTCTAAAAAAATAAAAACATATTTCAAAGAAAATTTAGAGATAGATGATTATCTTATATTAGAAGAAGAGGCAAAGAAAATTGAATCCGAAATTGAAAAGGATGTTCAATCTCCAAAGTTTTTAGTTATTAGAGGAATGAATCCAATAATTGAAATAGTTAGAATATTCAACCGTGCTTACAAACTCCACACAACATCTATTATTCCAGTAGGGACTACTGATGGGACAGTAAAAGCATCAACTTGGTCAGAGTATACCGCATTTGGTCACAGCTCAGGGAAGCCTTCAGCAACCGAAGACGGACCATATCGAAACAATAAAATTTTTAATATGTGGGAAGACGCGGTGATGGATGTTTTAGCAAATACTAAATATGCTCCGATTTTTGCCGCTCAAACAAAGATAGATGATGGTAGTGGAAATATAAGAGAAGGAGCCGGGGTAGCTCTTAGACAATTGATGCTTGACTTCCTTGACGGCGATGAACTTTATAAAGGGGATGACGGCAGTAGAGAAAATGCCGGAGGTGTTCAAAAAAGAGCCCTAAATAAATACTTTGGTGAACTCGCCGAGGACTTCTTTGAAAAAAATCAAACCCCCACAGCATTGTCATATACAGGCGCCGATGGTAAAACTGATTTAGAAGAAATCAATCCAGTTGCTAATGAGATAAACACCGCAAAGTTAAAATTTGCCTCTGCTCTCCAGCTAAGGGAATCATTTAAAGAAAAACATTTTAGAGGAACTATCTTTGCAGTATCTGGTAAAAATTCTACCGGTAAAATTGATACTGTTTACTTTTTTGTTCATAGTGGAAAGGGGGCAAATTACTTTATTTACGCCTCAAAATCAATGTTTCACTTACAACGAATAGCAAGATCATATAAGCCATCTATGAAGTTAGATAAGGGTGATTTAGCATCTATTAATTTGATGGAAAAATCCGGATCTGGACCTTATCCAGTTCTACAGACTATGATTTCTACTGATAACTTAGTAAAGTTAACAAGTGGAAATATAAAAAATATAGAAATAAACTCTGTATTTTTAGAAGAAGGAAAATCAAAAACAAACACTTTTTCGCTTAGTCAAATAAAAACACCCAGTTATTTGGTCAAAGAGGGTAAATCTCCTGGTGAGATGTATTTGTTTAAAGCTGATGATGGTGATAAAAATGATTTAGCTGTTAAGGGTGTAAAATCCTTATTACCAAGAATATCTGATATAGAAACAGAAAAATATGGTGATGGTGAAAAGAAAGATTTCACAGCAACTATTAAAGTGTCATGATAATAAAAAAATTTAGTCATTTTATTACACGATTTGGGCTAAATGAAGAATTAGAACCTGAGACAACTGATAAGAAAATAGAAAAAGAGGAGGCCAAAGAAGACTTAGGTGGCTTGGAAGACGATTTAAATCAGTATAATTCCTTAAAATCTAAAATTGAACAACTCTATGCTTCTACAAAAAATGATGAAGAGATTTCTCAGGAAATCGAAAAAATGATGCCAAAAAAAAAGGGCAGAAATAGATTTATTGTTGATTATATGAAATTATGTCGACTAGAAAATGAAATCAAAGAATTGGTAAAAAACCGAGAAGAAAAAAATAACAAAAACGCCGAGTTATTGGATAGAAAACGATTAAACAAAAACAAACTTACCTCACTTAAAAATATTGAAAACCAATTAAAACAAAACAACGACGATCGATCTACTATTTTGGTGACATTGGCTGAAAAAGAAAAACAAATCAAGATGGTGCTTAAACAACACGAAGATCTCATGAAAAGTGCAAAAAAAGAGCTTGATGAGTTGAAAAATAAAATCTAATCAATATAAAAATCGAAAAAAATTCATTTTTCGACTTTTATATATACTTAAAAATAAAGTACAAAACATTATGGCAATTCAAATTGGAAAATACAAAAGACCAGGAATCTTTATCGAAGAATTCGACAAGTCGGTTATCACAAGTCCAACAACTGAGGGAATAACCAATTTAGTAATTGGAGTTTCTAAAAAAGGACCTGTCAATACCCCTATACGAATAACAAACTCAAATGAGCTCGAATCAATATTTGGTCAATTAGATAGAGGTTTAGAAAGAAAAAAATCATTCTTTCACAGAACTATAAACAAAATGCTGGAAACTTCTCCAGTTTTTGCAATGAATTTGTTATTAACAGACGATAATTTAGATACGTTAGAATATCAATCACTTTCTACATCTGCTGCTTATCTAAACGATATAGAGAGAGAAGGGCCGTATAGAAGATTTTTTGATACCACTGGTTTTTGGAAAAGAGACACAGAGTCATTTATCAATCTAACAAAAAATACTAGTGGATACTCAGAAAGAGCATTTAGTATTACAAACTTGTCTGATAGATATGTATCGGTATTTATTTTCAAATCTACTGTTACTGGATTCGATAGAACATTACTTGAGTGGTATGGTTCAATTGAAAAACTACCAACATATGTTAATGGATTGGATTTTGCTTCTGACTACTTAGTTGATGTTTTGATTGTTGCGGGTGATTGGTCAAATTACCAAGAATTAGCAGTTGATCCAAGATGGGTAAATTACTTTAGTGCTTCTGGTTTAAGAAAAGGTCAAGTTAGAAATTTTGCAAATGATAGAAATGTTACAGCTCTCGCTTTTTATGAGGGATTATCTTTGATACCTTACTTTAGAGACTTAAATGGTAGAAACATATTCATAGAAACTACAATAAACAGAGATACAGACAGAACTGGCGTTTTTTGCGCATTTAATAACGAATTAATCGAAAAAGATTATCCAAATGGTTTGATAGACTTAATCGGAAATACTATCTCTGATGGTGGTGATAACCAAATTAATTTTCTTTCCTATAAAGAAACAATCACCGAAGACGTTCTAATTGAGTCTACACCATTAGATTTACCAGGAAATGTCACAGCGATGCTTGGAACTTACTCATTTAATAACCAGGCGGATCATGCATATAACTGGTCTGGTTTCTTGAGTGACAAACCACTAACTTCTGGTGTGGTAGAGAACGCGGAAAGAACAGCATGGTTTGCTGAGAGTTCAGTTTATAATGTTTCATTACATTCAGCCACTCCTAGTATCGTAACCGCTACGACTTCAATCAGTATTACTTATGACGTTAATCCTAATGGAGCTTATGTGATTGTTGGAAATCAATACGTTCCAATCTCAGCGACAGCTACATTGACACTTAATTCAACTGACTATCCTTTCAATACTTCAATTGCAACTTATTCTGTGGCTTTTGTTGTTGATACAACCGGAGAAATCAAAACCGTCGCTACATACGCATCTGATGTTAATCCATCATTGAATGCATCAGATACAGTGTTGGGTTATTTAGACCTTGGCATAGCTTCTCAATCGTTTGTTGCACCACAAAACTTTACAGTAGAAAACATTAGCGTTGACACAAACGGATTCAAAGATTATAGTTTTGGAACTAACTCAACAGATGATTATTACATCTATGAGGTGCTACCTGGATATGGAGATGAAATAGTTATTGAATTCCCTGGAACTAACGCAGTTGCTGATACCTCAAACTATGAGCAATATAGAAAAATAAAATTGTTCAATAGATTGGTTAATTTAATTGATAATTCAAATAAAAACCAAATGTCATTGGTTCTTAACCCTAATACTTATGAAAAGTATAGCTTTGAAAATATTACTATTTCAAATATTGTTCAAAGTTCACTTTTCAACAAATCTTTTAGACTCAAAACAGGATTAACATCGGCTCAGTTAAGTGATATTTTAGCTGGTTTCTTCTGTGTTTACACATCAGATAACGAAATCATCTTAGGAACTGATGGTGTTGAATCAAAATCAACTATAGCTGATTTTAATTCAGTGGGTGTTTCTGGTAAGTATTCAACTTTACATCAAAAATTTGAAGATGGACTTGTAAACACTGGGGATTATTTCTTTAGTAATAGAATGTTCTTACCATACTCCGGGGCTACTTATAGCGCGACTAACCTGTTAAATAATGGAGTAGACGTTTATTTTGTAGATGGAGAGGAAGCACCAAATGGTGGATTAACACAAGCATATGCTGGTTACAACTATATAGTTTTTCGTTCTGATGTTGCAAACTGGGACACTGAAATTGACCTACAAACTTTTGAACAACTACAGTTTCCTGGTTCCTCTTTGAACAAGGGGTCATTCACTCTAATTGTGAATCCTGTTGACGAGTTCAATGGTTATACACCTCATCAGATTGCTACATCACTTGGGTATGGAACTGGTTCTTATGCTTACACAGTTTCAGAAGAAGTTGTTTATGAAGAATTATACGCTCAAACTAGAGTAAATGATTATTTAGTCAGACACTATTTGAAAATGTATTTAGATGGCTCAAAAAATCTCTACACAGATTTTGTAGAGTCAGATCTTGAAACACCAAGCTATGTTGCGCACAAAGCAAATAATGATTTCTACATTAAATCAGAAAAGTCTAATTATAAACAAACTATAGAATGTGAACTTCCGACTGGTTATGTTCAGGCTCCAAACAAAATTTTAATTAACAGTGCTAGATACACCGAAGTTAAAGTTGGTGATTTCTTAGAAGCATACTATGACCCAACAACTTTAGCAATTGGTCAGTATCCAAGAAAATTGACAAGAATTTTATCAAAAAGAAGATACTCTGGAGATTTGACTTTGACTGAAATTACTTGTGATTCGAGAATTCTTACTAGATTTTCTGGTGATGCTATTCAAACAAACAGATATGTCACCGTAGACCAGTATGCTACGACGCTAAAGACCATCTCGTTAAAGGGGTTCAGAGTAAGAACCGCTTCTATGCCAGACGGAACCGAAACTAGACAAACTGCAATTTTGAACACTGTATCAAGAGGTACTCCGCTTTTCAAAGCTATCACAAATAAAGAGGCTATCGATTTTAGATATTTGATAGACTCATTTGGACTGGGATTGACTGAGTTCAGTAAACAACCTCTTGCGGACATCTGTGGAACAAGATTAGATTGTTTTGGATTTATCAATATGCCCTCTGCCAGAGATTATAGAAACTCATCTTCCCCTACATTTGTAAACAATGAGAATGTTTTACAAATAGAGTATGTAGCAAAGGGTGGGGATCCTGAGAGCAGCCCGGCTTTCTTCTACTCCTTTGCAAATGGAACAGGTAACACTTCGGTTGGGTACTTCTTTCCATATGTCATTGTTAGTGACAATGGTAGACCTTTGGAACACCCACCTGCACCGTTTGTTGCTACTACTTATATGGCTAAGCACATTTCAAACATTGGCAATGTTACGCCTTGGACAATTGCGGCTGGTGTCACTAATGGTCGAATCTCGGGAATAAATTCACTTGAAATGGACTTTACTGCTGAAGATATTGAATTTTTGAACCAGGCGCAGATTAATCCCCTGGTTTTCAAAAGAAACAGAGGATTTGTAATCGAGACAGAAAATACAGCTCAAACACTTGTTAAATCCGCTCTTTCTTACATTCATGTTAGAGAAGTGTTAATAGAACTTGAAAGAGAATTATCAAGAATGTTGTTAGACTTCCAGTGGAGATTTAACACAGCTGATATTAGAGCAGAAATTAAGTTGAGAGCCGACACTATCTGCGAAACATATGTTTCTAGAAATGGACTCTACAACTACTTTAATAAGATGGATGAAGAAAATAATACCGCAGAATTAATTGATAATCAAATAGGTGTTCTGGACACTTTCGTCGAGCCAATTAAAGGCATGGGTATTATTGTAAATAATATCACAATTCTTAGGACAGGGGCTATTGAAGCCGGTGGATTCATCAACGGATAGTCTTGACATAAAAATTATAAAACCCCCAAAAACTTTGGGGGTTTATTCATTTTTTAGGTTTGAAATATTTTTTTAATTTATTAAACTATCAATAATAAAATTCTATAATAGAGAAGATAATATATCTTATATATAAAAAAATTAATTTATCAAAAATATGTCAAATAAAAAAAACGAAATGACCGAAGAAGAGTATCTAAAAAGACATCTTCAGGACTTAGACCACGCTAATAATGTAAAAAATGGAATAGAAACAGATGATCTACCTTTTGTGGAGCAAAACACGACTTCGAGAACTTCTGATTTACAATTTTTCAACATGGACATTAGAGAATTACCCTGTGGTAAATACTATCCAACTGGAACTTTATTTATGGTTAGACCGGCTCAAGTTAGAGAGATACAAGCCTATTCAATGGTCGATGACACAAACTTTTACGACATCGTTGAAAAAATGAATGATATGTTACAAGCATGTGTCCGAGTAAAATATCCAGATGGAAAAATTGCTTCCTATCTCGAAATTAAAGATCAAGATAGATTATTTTTAATATTTCTTATCAGAGAGTTAACTTTTCAACAGGGAAATGCTCTAGCAGTTACTACGAAATGCTCCTGTGGTTCTGAAGTCAAAATCGAACTAACCCGAAAGAACTTTGTTTTTCACGAACAAGATGCTAAGTTAGAAAAATACTTCAGCCTATCATCTAGAACTTTTAATTTTAGCACTGTAAATGGAAAATATTTTGAATTGACACCACCTAATATTGGTCTTCAAAAAGCATTTACTGATTATATCGTTAAAGAAAACCAGGAGAAACGAACACCAAATCTTTCTTTTTTGAAAATAATTCCTTTTATGTTAGCTGGTAGGTCATCAATTACCTATGACGGAATTAAAGCTAAATTGCGGGAATTTGAAGAAATCGATGACATTTCTTTTCAATTTTTGAACGCAGCGGTAAATAAAATGACAATCGGTATTTCAGAAATAAAATCACTTTGCGAGTGTGGTCAGGAGGTCCGCACTGACATGCAATTTCCCGACGGAGCCTCAGGTGTTTTCGTTATTTCAGATGCCTTTGACTCATTTATTAAAGAATAAATTAATGTTGCAAAAACATTGGAGACTTCAAGAATGGTCAATCGATTTATGGCCATTCTGGTTGTTTGAAGAAAATATTAAACTTGTCAATGAACTAATTGAAGAAGAAGAGAAAGATAGAAAAAAACAGGAAGGAGACCAAAAATTACCCGATTACAATTCAGTGGCCAACAACTTCAAAATGCCAAACTTTAACATGCCATCACTCTAAAAAACAAAACCCATCTAAAAGATGGGTTTTTTTGTAAATTGAAATTTTCAAAATTATTAATATCCAGAGATAATACCCGGATTGATAGCATATCCATTATCGATATATTCGTCGATAAAGTAGTCAGCAACAAAATCGGCTTGCACGTTTTCTTGAATATTGTTAGATGACCAGTCAAGTGAGAATCCACCAATTTTAGTTATCTGAACATTTTGGAAAGTCACTCTTCTTAGAACAACACCCTTTTTGTCGTGTTGGTTTACAATAATAGTTCCAATGATATCGGACTTGTAAAAAGTAGAACCGTTTTGTGAATTAAACACCAGGTCATACCAAGCTTTAAGAGTGTTCCAAGTTTCCATCGAACCAGACTGATTAACATTTACTTGAAATGGAATTGAGAAAAGTATATCTGTCTTGTTTGGAGGTGTCATAAACATTCTAGTAGAATATTTAAATCTCTGAGGCTTAGCTTGAACGTCAAACTCTGTTAAGTTTAAGTCAATTTTAGTTGCATTTTGAAGAAGCAAAATAGCATTTCTGTTAGCTTGTAAAGCAACTGGTAAAATGAACGTAATTTCAAAAAGGTTCAAATACACAACTTCATCTGGGTTAGTTCCTGGTCCCCCTGGTGCTCCGGCGTTTATAACGTTTGCAAAATGTGGTAGTGGCATAGTAGTAATTATTTTTTTTTGTACTTTATATATTACTTACATAATTCTCTTTATATGGCAATTTTTAAATTATGTTGTAAAAAATGCCATTTCCACTTTTAATAAATAATACTATGAACTGCCATTATAGATATTGTGGAAAAAAGATAAATTGGGGAAGACCGGACAGAAAATACTGCAATAAAAGTTGTAAGTCAAAAGAAGCTTCAATATCTAAAGAATTGAAATCATTAAATAGAAAGAGTAAAAAAAGCAGAGACTTTATCTATAGGTCTAACATTATTCATAATTTCAAATATAATTATGAATTAGTAATTTATCAAAATTGTAGAACTAAAGTCATAATAATGTGTCCTCACCACGGTGAATTTAGCCAGACTCCTAATGCTCACCTTTATGCCGGGAGTGGATGTGAAAAGTGTGCTAGAGAAGCAAAGAGAAAACAAAATGAATAGGTAATCACGACCTTTTTTATATAAAAATCACGCTTACTAATAATTTTTATGTATATATCTTTTTAAGAGGAGATAAACCGGGAATATTTGATTATGCTGATGGGTTATATTTTAACTATCAACCTTTTATGTTGGTAAGGGAATTAATGATAGAATTAAATCATCTTTAAAAGATATAAAAAACAATAGTATTAAAAACAATATAATAAATAAAATCCACCAAAACAATATGGAAATTAAATCTTTAAAAATTAAAGAGAATTTATCAGAGAGTGAGGCATTTGAATATGAAAAGTATGTGATTTCTAAAATTGGTAGGGTAACAGAGGGTAATGGGCCATTATCAAATGTGGTTGAAGGTGGTCAAGGGTACTCTGATGTACCTGTTTTGCAATATGGATTGGATGGTGTTTTCATTAAAGAATTTTCCTCAGTTGGAGAAGCTGTTGCTAACACTGGTGTTATAAATGTAGGCCCTTGTTGTCGAGGTGTTAGAAAAACCGCTGGTAAGTTTATATGGAGATATAAAAAAGATGGTTATCTGGAGAAAATACCAATTGATTTTATAGAAAAAATGATGCACTTTGGTAACTATGAACGAGAGATAATACAAATGGATATTGATGGTAACTTTATTGCTGAATTTAAATCAATAAAAGAGGCCGCAGAATTAACAAAAACTCATAATGGTAAAATTGTTCAAGTTTGTAAAGGTCAAAGAAAATCATCAAATGGTTTTAGATGGAAATATAAAAATTAATATTTAAAATGAAAGTATATATGATAACAGATACCCACTTCGGTATCTATTTAAATAATTTGGATAGATGGTTGAAAATGATGGAATCAACTATGTATAACTTTTTAATACCAGAGTTGAAAAAAAATGTAAAAGAAGGTGATATACTAATACACCTTGGTGATCTATTTGATAATAGAACATCGATTCCTATAAACGTTTTGAATAAAGTAGAGAAGATATTAAAAGATATATCAGAAGTTATACCAATGTATATAATGGTTGGTAATCATGACTTGTTTAATAAAGGAAGTAATGAGGTAAATTCCGTTAGAATTTATAGTTACTTAAATGATAGAATAAGTGTTTTTGAAAAAACAACTAAGATAACAATAAATGATAAAGATTTAATATTAATGCCTTGGGTAGAGAAAAGACTTGATATGATTAAAGAGATACAGTCAAATACTGGTGATTATTTATTTTGTCACTCTGACTTAAACGGGTGTAGAATGCACTTGAATTCAGTAGCTCACAGAAATCCTGATAAAATAGATGTGGATGAATTTAGTAGATTTAAACGTGTTTTCTCAGGTCATGTGCATATTAGGCAAATTAATTCAAACTTCGAGTTTATCGGTTCACTTTATCAAATGGATAGAAATGATATGGGTGACCAAAAGGGAATTACTGTATTGGATCTAAATACGGATGAAATTGATTTTATACCAAATACATACTCCCCTATATTTAGAAAATTCAGAGTCATCAATGAAGAAGATATAGATAAGTTAGATGATTTAAAAACATCAAAAGACTACATTGATATTTCAATTTCGAATAATCTGTTAATATCAAATAGAAAGTTGAGAAGAAAGTTAGAGATAATTCTTGAAAAGAGTAATTTTGCTTCGGTTGAGTACATCGATGATATTACAAAAGAATTAGTTGATGGGGAAGACCCAGGTGTCTTAGAAAAGCAAGTAGAGCCTAATGAAATATCAATTGCCTTAGATTATGAAGATTATGTTAAAGAATATATTCTAAAACAAAACTATGACAATGAAAAATTTAAATCCGGGGTAGTTTTAGAGTATGAAGAGATAATAAAGATATACAAAGAAAATTATAACACACAAAACGATTAAAATGAATGCAATTGAGGTATTTGAAAGGTGCATGGGTGATAAACCATATTCAAAAGAACTTAAAATCTATACAGAAAAATATCTAAGAAAGGTCGTTAAAGAACTTGAAATGTTGGAGGAGTTCGAAAAGTGTATTGAACTAAATAAGTTTATCAAACTTAGATTCAGTCATTCTTCTTTTCCAGTTTAATCTGTAAATCACCAGTCCCCTTTATTAATCTGTGATAAATTCCGACTGGGATGAATATTTTACCTTCAATCTTTTTTGGAAGTTCATCATCTAACTGTATTAACCAATCTGTTTCACCAATAGGTTCTATTATACGAGATTCGCGGTCTCTGTGCCAAACAAATTCACCAGAGTCAGTGTCATGACTGAACTCTCTTATAAATATATTATTCTCTAGTTTAGTTTCTTGAAA